GATAACTGTAACAGTGCATGACTACGCATTTCATCTACATAAGTGTATCCACGCCAATTGCTACGCATACTGTATCGTTCACACAGTTTAATAAACATCTTTGCTAGATTATTGCTAACAGATCCATGCTGTACATTAAACTTTCCATTATCAAATCCACCTTCCCAATGACTGCGAACTACTTCTGTTAGTTTGCCGTCTTTGTAAGCAAGGTGTTTGAATGGTGGAAAATTACATTTTGCATGATGATCAGCAGTTGTTTTTGGTTTGCTTTTTCTACCTGGCTCTAATGGTACATGTTCAAATGTCATTAATCTAAAAATTAAATCTTGTTCGTTTATTGTGTCTGGACTTATCTTATAGTTGATCTGTTTTGGTTTTTGGCTAGCTTTTCTACTAGTCTCTCCATGCCAGGCCCAATAAGCATCTTCATATGCCTGATTGCTTAACTGAGCGGCTCTATTTTCTTTTGCTAACTGAATTATTTCTTCGTTGTTTATATGTTCGATATCTTCAACAATTACATCAAATCTTGTGTAATCATCATCAACAACACTACAAAAACTTAATTTGCTTTTGTGTATTTCTTTCAACATGTCTTTGTTGTTTAAATAATTTTGTTTCCTCATTGTTATTCCTTTAATTTCTAATAGTATATGCTCGATATTACGATATGTCAATAACTACCCATTTATTTCTACTATAAATATAACTATAGGAGATCATAATGAAATATGCACAATTGACAGAAGACGTAGCTACAGACATTGCTGTGTTTTATGGCGGGAGATTTCAGCCTATGCATAAAGGTCATCATAAAGTCTATATGGATCTGGTGGAACAGTTTGGTTCCTCTAATGTATTTATCGCTACTACAGTTAGCAAAACTGCTACACCTGAGCGTGATCCGTTCAGCTTTGATGAAAAGAAACAAATTATGAATAGTATGTTTAACATACCAATAGATAAAGTTGTTCAAACACAACCTTACAGACCAGACGTAACAATGACCGGAAAAGATCCAAACAAAACCGCAGTAGTACTAGTTTTCAGTGCCAAAGACGCTGGTAGATTAAAGCGTGGAGGTTTCCTCAGAGATTACGAACCTGGTGTTGAAATGGTACCTAGTGACCAAGGAGCATACATTTATGAAGTGCCAATACAAGAAGGTGGTATGAGTGCAACCGACTTTAGAACAGTAATGAAAAATGATAGTTTAAATGATAATCAAAAGATGATGCAGTTTAGAGAATTTTTTGGCAGTATTAATCCTGAGATGTTTGCTTTTATAAAGGACAAATTAAATGCCTGAAGCACAAGGAATTAAAGCTGACAATAGAGCACTGCTACAACTTAAACCAGGAGCGATTGGAACTTATATAACGGGTAACGATCTACTTCGTCCTTTACAACCTCACAGAGGTATAATGTTTCCTTATCAGCCTGACATTACATTTAGTCAGAGTGTAAGCTACAGTCCATATGATATGACACATACAAATTATACATTTAACGCATACAGAAACACGCCCAGTCCGAGCATACAAATGAATGCACAATTTGCAAGTGTAACAGCAGAAGAAGGCAGATATACATTAGCTTGTATACATTTTTTGAGAAGTGTATCTAAGATGTTTTTTGGTATAAACGATTTAGCAGGTTCGCCTAAAGCTGGTACTCCGCCACCTGTTTTAGTTTTTAGTGCATTTGGCCCACAGTCATTTAATAGAGTACCTGTAGTAGTTACAGCGTTTAGCACCAACTATGACAGTCAAACTGATCTTAAAGATATAGACGGAACCAATCTTCCTGTGTTAATGAATATGTTTGTTGAATTAAGTATTCAGCAGAATCCAGACAGACAGAAGAATGTTTACAGTACAAGCGGTTTTATAAACGGTAGTATGTACAAAGAAGGATTCATTTAATGCTAAAATATCGAAACAGTAGTAACTATGCCAATACAGTAGTAAACAGAAAGTTTTTAGAATTATATAATCCGACTATTAATATAGACAATCTAAGTGATAGAACAATTTCAATGACACTACAATCAAAATATGATAGACGACCTGACTTACTAGCACAAGACATGTATGGAAACAGTAGACTATGGTGGGTGTTTGCACACTATAATAGAGATAAACTAAGAGATCCTATAATGGATTTTAAAGCAGGATTAGAGATAGAAGCTCCAAAAGAATACAAGCCATCAGGGGTTAACTAATGCCGCCACCAGGATATAAAGATAGACGAAAGTTCACTGAATACTATCAAGACAATGTTTTAAACAAATACGATTCCTATACCTACAAGTGGAAGATGATGATGGTACATCCGGATCAAGCACATCAGTTTGAAGAGCTTGCCAAACCAGATTCAGATAGAGTTGTAGTAATGGCTGAATCAGGTGTTGAAGCAGAGATCAATATACAAGGTGTAAACCAATCCTTAGTACTAGCATTCAAAAAGAACAGAGACAGAAGTGGCTTAGCTAATATGTTTTCGTTCAATTTAGTTGAGCCAGGCGGCGCAACATTTTTTAACAGAATAATATTAGCCGCAAATAGATTAGGAATAGAAAATCATCTACATGCATGTTATCTATTAGAACTTAAATTTATAGGATATAATCCAGACGGCACAGTTGACGAAGATATGGTTGGACCATTTTACTATGTTTGTTCAATGACTGGACTAACATTTGATTATACAGATGGTGCTACATCATATAGAGCAGATCTAATTGAAACACATCAAGAAGCATTTAAGCCTCAAAATTTGCATTTAAAGCAAGATATGGGTACGTTTAGTGCAAGCACATTTGGTGAATTTTTACAAATATTTCAAGAAAGATTAATGGAACAAGAAAGAGGTAGAGTAGCAAGAAATCCTCAGCAATCATATCCAACTGAATACAAGTTTGGAGTAGACGACGGTGATGAAGAATGGCTAAAGTGGGAATTTGGTTCAAGTGCTCAAGGCGGTTCAAGCACAGACCTTGGAGGCACAAGTGTTACAGGTAATGGAACACTGTCATTTACATTTGAAAAAGGAACCGCAGTAAGTGATGCTATTATTGTTGCACTACTGCACACAGATAACATGAGAAAACTTCCAACTGCAAAAGGAGGATTTCACAAAGATGCCGCAACTGATGGACAAGCTAAACCACAAACATTTGCAAATCTGAGCAAGTGGTACGTTTTTCGCACAGAGACAAAATATCTATTTTATGACTTTGTAAGCAAACGATATCAAAAAGAAATTACATACAAGATGAAATCTCATGTAGTATCTGAGCTTGTACATGATCCTGTAAGCTTCAATGATGTTGTGAAAAATCCTAGTCTACAAAAACAACGTATCGGTGAAATTTTTAGGAACGGATATCTAGCAAAAAGATTTGATTATACCTATACTGGATTAAACACAGAGGTGTTAAATTTAGACATCAGTCTGCAAAATACTTACTTTCAATTACAAGCATTGAATCACGGTCATATGCTGTCGAGAATTCAAAATGTATCTGCAGAAGGCGGACCTAACGAACAGTTGAACCTGTTAAAAGGACAACTAGATGACCTAACAAATCAAATGAGAAAACTTAATGGTGAAGTTGCAAAACAACAATCAGAGTTAGAAAAAATAGATAACCTTGTCGGAAGTGGAATGTCTCCTGGTAGGATTCAAGCACAATACGGCAATCAAGATGCTCTATCAGGCAGAAGAGCTGATCTACAAACTAGCATTACACAAAAGCAATTAGAAACAAAAAGACTAGCAGAAAAATTTTCTAAAACAGAAAAACTTTGGAACAACGAATATAACGAAAGAATATCTCAAGGAACCGCTAGACAGTTAAGTCCTGTTGCAAAGCGTTACATTACACAAAGTGAATTACTCGGCGGCACACAACCCGAAGATTCAGCAAATGTTTTACCATTGACTTTTGACCAAAATCAAATAAAATCTAAAGCTACAGGAGATGCAACACCAGACAGTAAAAACCAAGGTGCTTTTATGTTAGGTGCTGTAGAAATTAATTTAAATTCGCTTGCAGATTTAGTACAACAAATGATTACAATAAGAGGAGACCCTTATTGGTTAGGTGCACCTAAAGGTATGAGAACAAGCACTGAAGGAGCAAACTACGCTACTGGAGGAGTTCATTACTTTTTAAATCTTAATTTTCCTACCTATCCTAATCAAGAGTCGGGACTTATGGATGTTGCTGAACAAAATTTTGGCATAATTGGAATGTATAGAGTAACAAGAGTAGATGCAACCTACAGTGATGGTCAATTTACAATGACACTACAATCATTCAGAGATGTCAACACCAATGTAGGTTTTACAATTGACGAACTTATGAGTGGGCGGGTAGAAAATACTAGTATAAGAAGCCAAGCTGACCAATATAAGAATCAAGAAGAAAAAACTGATAACGGTGATGGTGAAGACAATCAAGCAGTAATAGAAGAATCAACTGGTGATCAATCTGATCTAGGTCCCGTAGATGGATTAAATGGAGGTGCGTCTGGCACGTATTCAGAAGATCAATCAACTATTGCAGGAATTAGAAAGAACCCTGTTGCTTCGGATCTAGCACAGATGTTAACAAATGTAGCGGCTGAAACAGGAGTAGATATACAAGTACGCAGTGGCGGACAAGATGATACAACTGGCAGACCGGCTGGTGCAAGCAATAGACATACCAACGGACATGCGGCAGATGTTGCATTGTATATAGGAACCGGAGCAAATAGAAGAAGACTAGACTCTTCAAAAACTGAGGATTTACCTTATATCCAAGCAGTTTTTGAATCAGCTAGAAAACAAGGTGTAACAGGATTTGGAGCAGGCAACGGTTACATGGGCAACAATGTTTTCCACTTGGATAATGCGGCTAAGTACGGACAAGGAACTGTAGCTGTTTGGGGAGGATATGCTAAAAGACGTGTAACAGCTCCACAGTGGTTACAAACATTTGGGAAAAAATTAACATGACAGATAATTTAAATAAACCTGGATTTACTACACAAGCACCAAAAGCATTTACAGATGAACCAATTGCTGGTTTGAATCCATACAGAGGTGTAAAACTTGCAACTGTGGTCGATGTTGTAGACGACAGATACGAAGGTTATATGTATGTAGATATGGTTGGTAGCGGAAGATTAGGAAAAGTAGACAGCAAAGAGGAAAGACAAAAATACACAAGAGTAAGACGTTTACAACCTTATGGTGGTTCTTACCAAGCTAGCGATCATACTAGAAGTTATGGTATGAATAGTCATCCTCCTGCTCCTGGTACAGAAGTATTGGTTGCGTTTACAGGACATGATCAAGAAGGTATAATCATAGGCGTTTTACCTGATGCAACAAGAAATAGTAGTTTTCCAGACAATGCAGTTAGTTTTGTAGAAGGTGAATCAAAATCAGCTGGACCTACATTTGATGCTGGAGTGCAAAAAACACAAGAAAAGAATTCAAGACCCAGACATCCTCTTGCTGGTACATTAGGAAAACAAGGACTAGGACTTGACAGTGTAAGAGGTTTGAGCAGTAGTAGTGCAAGAAGAGAATCTCCTAGTAATGTATTTGGGTTTAATACTCCGACTGGGCATAGTTTTGTTATGGATGATGGCACAGTTAGTAAAAGCGATCAAAGTTTAGCACCAGATGAAAGTAGAGAAGCTGGCGATAGTAACCTCGTAAGATTACGCAGTGCTGGTGGTGCTCAAATGCTGTTCAATGACACAGCAGGTATAGTATATGTAATCAATCAAGCAGGTAACAGTTGGGTTCAGCTCAGTGCTGATGGTAAAATAGACATTTACAGTAGCGGTGATATCAGTATGCACACAGAAAATGATATGAACATGCATGTAGGAGGAGACTTTTCTTTAGATGCAGATGCTGTTAATATCAAAGCAAGAGGCAGTGACGGAATTCAATTAGAAACAGCAACAGGTGAATTTAATTTACACTCAAACAAAGATATCAAACTTACAACTGATTTGAATATGCATTTAAAAGCTGTTGGTAATAGTAGAACCACTGCCGCACTAATAGATTTAAACGGCCCTACAGCATCAGAAGCTTCTAAGACTACAAACAACAATATAAGTGTTAATAGAACTGTAAAACAAAGTATTACAAGTAGAGTTCCAGAAGCAGAACCTTGGGGAGGACATACAGAACAACAAACTAAAATTGCAAGTGCCGCCAGCAGTGATTTAAATCTAGCAGGTAAAGACATAGACATGTCAAAGGTAGAAAATAATAATCAAAATGCTCCTAATAATCCAAAAAGCAGTACTACTCAAACTGGAGGATATGAAAAACCTAATAGGAATACCAATCCAAGAAATGGGAGTGCGTTTTAATGACCTTAGATATTGTAGCAAGGCGTTATCAAACCGTATGGGATGACTTTGTGGTACAAAGTCATCATTTGTATCATACACAATTAGAAATAGATAGCGTAAATGCAAGTGATACATGCGAATCTATTGCACTTAACTTTGCTAGATATATAGGTTATAATGGGTTTGCTTATGGAGAAAGTAGTGTAGATACTGGCATAACTGAACAACAAGCATATGATGCGTGGATAACAGAATTTAATAAACAACAAAAACTAGTAAAAGATCAACTCGAAGCAAATGGAATAAAACTGATTAGTCAAAGTGTTTTCGACGGCATTGTTTTATTAAATTGGGCTACGGGTAAAATATTTTATGTAGATGCAGTAGAAGGACAATACAATTTATTATCACATCTCAAAGCAAAAGCGTATGACACAGTAGCTGATATGATAAAACGCAGTGACATAAACAATGAAAAATGTATTAAAGCGGCTACAGTACTACGTCTTGCAGACTATGGTAAAACAAAAAATAGATCATGGATGAGAACAAATGGCATATACAATATGCGAGATCAAAATGAAAAAAATCTACTTACAGACAGTGAATTAAGAAAAGCAAGGTATGCATACTATGCTGAAACACTTAAATTTTTACCTTTTACCCCAGAAGGTGTAAAACGTGACATATCAAACAATTACACTCGGTCATTAATTAGACAAACTTTTACATATAGCGGTACGACTACGTTTACACTAAACAAAACACCTAGTATGACACCAGTAGAAAAGCTACAAGTAATTGTAAATGGAGACATTATACAACACTTATTTGACTTCACAGTAAGCGGAACAACACTTACAATTACCAAAACGTTACAAACAGACGATTTAATTGAAACTATTGTTAAAATATAAACTGAGTAGTTAATTTTGCAATAAATATTAGTATGGTAACTTATATAGGATATAGCAGTGTAGATCAAACAATCAGCAGTAAACGTCTTGAAGATGTTGATATTGCTAAAAGGGATCTAATGAATCATTTGCAAACTCGTAAAGGCGAAAGAGTTATGAATCCAAAGTTTGGTAGCATACTACCAGAATTAGTGTTCGAACCTTTGGATATCGCCACACAACAAGATGCATTACAGGATATAACAGAAATTGTAAACAATGATCCAAGATGGAAATACATAGAAGCTATCCTTGATAAAACAGGCGAACATTCTTTAGAAGTTCGTGTACGATTAGAATATATTGATACAGGAACAGCAGAAGAACTGTTTCTTACATACACAGGTGAGCAAGTATAATGGCACAAGGCGCAAGACAAAGTAGTTTATTTGCCGCAGAAGACTTCAGCGTTGTATACGAAAGTTTCAGCGAAGCAAACTTCCAAGCATATGATTATGAAACCATAAGAAATGCAATGGTAGACTACATAAACAAAAACTATCCAGAGAATTACAATGACTGGATCAATTCAAGTGAATTTGTAAGTTTAATAGAACTTATGGCATTTCTAGGACATAACTTAGCATTTAGAGCAGACCTAGCAAGTAGAGAAAATTATCTTAGTACAGCAGAACGCAGAGATAGCGCCTTACGCATTGCTGAATTTTTGGGATACACACCTACAAGAAATGTTGTTGCTAGTGGTTATCTTAAAATTGATAGTGTAAAAACAAACGAAAATGTATTTGACGCAGGTGGACAAAGTTTAGCTAATACTAGTGTACAATTTGACGACAGTTCAGATCCAAATAGTTATCAAAACTTTTTAACAATTATGAATGCAATATTTCAATCAAGTAGTCAGTTTGGTTCGCCTTACAGTAAGTTTAGTACTAGTGGTGCAAGCAATGAGATATACAGAACAAACAGTATTGCAAATATTGCAGTAAGAAATTTTCAAAATTTAGTAAACAATAAAAGCACATCTTTTAGTTTTCACAGTGTAAAAGCAAATACTGCAAGTCAAGTACTTGAAGAGAAAACACCAGATCCTTATGGTGTAATAGATTTATTATATAGAAATGACAACAGTGGTAATACAAGTTCAAACACAGGATTCTTTGTAGGATTTAAACAAGGTAGTTTAGAATATCAAGACTTTACCATTGATGAAGGTATCTCAAACATTGTGCTTGATATAAACTCTGACAATGTTGCAAGTGGTAATGTATGGGTACAAACAATTGACGAAGTTGGCACAGTGCAAAAAAGTTGGACAAGAGTAGACAAACAGTTTGGTGCTAATACTATATTCAATGCAAGATCTAATAATATCAGAGATGTCTATACTATTGCAAGTAGAGAAAATGATCAAATTAGTATTGTATTTGGAGATGGTAACTTTGGAAATATACCACGTGGTATAATTAGAGTTTGGTATAGAACAGGATTAAACCTAACATATACACTTCAACCTAGTAGCTTCAACAACACAAATTTAATTGTAGAATATGTTGGAAGTGATGGAAACAATTATAATGCAACTTTTATCTGTAGTTTAAAATCAAACGTGACTAATGCAAGCGAACGTGAAAGTATTACAAGCATAAAAGCAAATGCTCCAAGATATTTTTCAACACAGGATAGAATGGTAACAGCAGATGATTACAGTATTTTTCCAGTTACAGTAAGTGAAAATATTAGTAAGATTAAAAGTGTTAATAGAGTTCATAGTGGACACAGCAGATTCAGAGATATATACGATCCGACTGCAACATACAATGATGCAACACAGTATACTGATGATGCTTATGTTTATGAAAACAATGTAACCAATAGAAGTTTAATTAGTATGCCCAGCACACTAACAGGTGCACAAATTTATGATTTACACATTAAACCTTTGTTAAGCAATCCTGAACTTAAAAACTTCTATTACAATAGACAAGGATATACTAGTACTGGATATAACAGTCAGAGTGATTTTAATAACACAACTGACGGAATTACAGTTGTAAATTCTACACTCAATGATGAAACAAATGTATTTCGTTGGAACCAAGTAACCAAAGGCGCAAACGGCTGTAGTGGATATTTTACTTACAACACAGGCGGCACAGTTTATGTGCAAAGAGTAGGACTTACTCAGACCAACAGTTTGAAAAAAGCAAGTTTAAACAGCCTAGTAGAATTTATTAGCACACCTTTTAAAACAGGTTACATCAGTGCAATTACTAGAGTAGCAGGAGGTAGCGGATATACTAGTGCTCCAACTGTAACTATTAGTGGCAGTGGCACAGGTGCTACAGCTACAGCGGTTGTACAGTCCGGTGCAGTTGACCACATTGTTGTAAACAACAGCGGAAGCGGATATGATGAAAATACTATTGTTACTATTTCCGGTGGCGGTGGTTCAAGTGCTACAGCAACAATCACAGTATTAGATGCTCCAACACAATGGGTTAAAATAGATAGACTGTACAAAGACGGTATAGGAGATGATGATAGTGCTGGTGCTCCTACTGGTTTAGATAACGCAGGTAAAGGTGCAGTAGTACTAAGTGGAATAATAAATGCAGGAGCAAGAGTCAACAGAATTGTTCCTGTAATTAATACTGACTTGGATAAAACTACAAAAGCAGATGTAGTTAGTAAAATAAATGCACAAAATAGTTTTGCACTAAGATATGATGCTAATGCACAGCTATGGAAAGTAATTGAAACATCAAATATTCCTGCTAATACCATAGCAAATAACGTAGCAACTCAGTGGAGTAGACAGTACGAAGCAGACAATTCAGCTACAGGAAGAGATAACAGTTGGCTGATAAGATTAAACTACAGCTCAACACAATGGGAAGTACTCACAAGAAGAACACAAATGGTTTTCGGAAGTACACAAAAATTAAAGTTTGGTAACTTAAACTTCAATGAAACATTTAGCAGTGAAACACAAAAACCACAAAGAGATTGTTTAAAAGTATTGAGTATGAATAAGACTACTGATACAAATGCAACACCACTAGGCAAAGATTACAAGTTCAATGTATTTGGATACTTCACATACCAAGATGGTTATACAGATCCACACAATGTTAGAGTAACAGTTGCTGATCCAGAAAACAGCGACTACCCAACTGATCCAGAAAGTTTTAACAAGGTGCTTGCTGGACAAACAATTAAGTTGGGTACAAAAACAGTTGACGGATTCGATTACACAGTATATGATTCAAACGGTACAACTACTGTAAATGGTAAAGCAAATTTACACATGCAATATGATAGAATCAGTGACATAAACAACCTAATAGATCCAGCAGTAACAAATATTGTAGACACTTATGTATTGCTTAACAGCTACGACAGTGACTTTAGAACTTGGGCAAACTATGATGGAAGAAGTGAAACAAAACCTACTCCGCCAACTATTAGTGAACTTACAAATCTGTTTACTAGTTTAGAAACTAAAAAAGCAATTAGTGATCAGGTAATTTACAGACCTGTAAAATATAAAATACTATTTGGCGATTTAGCTAGTAGTGAACTACAGGCTAGATTCAATGTAACTAAAACTTCAAATAGTACACTCAGTGATACAGAAATAAAGCAAAAAGTAATTGCACTTATTACTGATTATTTTAATATAAACAATTGGGACTTTGGTGAGGACTTTTATTTTACAGAAATGGCGGCTTACATACACAATAACCTAGTAGGTGAAATAAGTCAAATAACAATTCAACCAGTTGGCAGTGAAACTGCGGTAAGAGACTTGTTTGAAATAACAAGCTTCGGTGACGAGCTGTTTCTACCAGTAGTTAAATCTAATAACATAGTTGTTGCAAACAGCGTAACAGGCAACAGTACAACCATTGCAGAAAGTGCAAGTGTTAGTGTAACAGGCGGTGGAAGTAGTTCTGGTAGTTCGGGGAGCAGTTACTAATGAGCGAACGCAAATCAAATCCTAGTGTAGCACCACTAATTACAACTCCTGGTGCAAGTAAAAAATTTACTGGTACAAGAGATATTACTGGTTTACTACCTAACGTATTTCAAACAGAAGTTAATAAACAATTCTTAGATTCTACATTAGAACAGTTGCTTTCCTCAGGAAGTCTACAACCTATTAAAAATTATGTAGGTCAAAAGTTTCTTAAAGATACAGTAAACACAAACTATATCGCAGACAATAGAGTAGATGACAATTATCAGTTTGTTCCTGCATTGGTTAACAAAGATGAAGCAAACAATAATGCAGTCACACAGGTATTGCCATACAATGATTTTATCAATACACTAAAGTATAACGAAGTTGATGTAAACAATCACAATAAATTATTGGACGAAAAAGGCTATACACTTGACTTACCAATTAACTATGACATGTTTATTAACTACCATAGATACTATTGGGTATTAGATGTTCTTCCTGCTAGTAAACTACAATGTACAAGTTCATTTGATATTGATACTATTATTGGCGAAACTACATATACAACTCCAGTACAGAAAAATACTAGAGCATTGACATTTGAGAATGGTATGCGTGTTAAATTTGATCCACATACTATTGATAGATTTACACAGAGTAGTGCAGTTAATACAACTTTTACAGCTACAGTAGCAAATGCTGAAACATTAAAAGTTTATAAAAATAATGTATTACAAACATTCATAACACATTACACATACGACAGCGTATCTGGTGTAGTTACCTTTGTTACTGCTCCAGCAGTCAATGAAGAAGTAGAAATACATACATTTTATTCTAAGAGTACAAGTGGTAATTATGCAGTAGGTGACACTTACATTGTTGATGGTGTAGGTGAACCCGGCGGAATAAAACTTACAAAGCAATTCACAAGTGGTCAAATAGAAGGCAGTTACGGTGATAGAACTTGGATAAATCATACAGTTTATAGTAGTCAAGAGCCTAGCGAATTTGACAGCGACAGGTTTGCTTTTGATAAAAGACCATTTGATTTACAAGAATATAAAATGACTACAAGAGATTACGTAGTTGAGCAAAGATACTCAGAAGATCAAAGTGCATGGGCAAGAAGTAATCTTTGGGTGCATGAACAAACTATTGCCAACAGTTTGATATACGACGGCTATGCAAACGTACAAGATAATGTTTATGCAATAGACAAATACAGAGCAGTTAGACCAATTATTGAATACAAAGCCAGTATAGAAAAATATAACTTTGGTAAAAAACATATTGCAAATGTAACTTTTTTGATTGAAGATAATACAATCGACCCTACTACAGCAATTGTAGGTCAAACAGCATATGATTGGAACATAAGTGGTATTAGTACTGCATGGACTCAAGGAGTCGGAGGTTCAGCAGTAGGTGATCAATACTATGTTGACCTAGGAACTTCTCCTAATACAAAGCGTACTTATTGGCAGTGTATTAAAAATCATCCTACTGCAAGAAATCCTATTCATGGCGAGAATCATGAATATTGGAAACAAATAACGCCACAAGAACTTGAGAATGGTGATACTATTTTATTTTTGAGAAATACTAATGCAAACTACAATGAAAGAATATTCAGAGTTGGTGGTGTAGGTAGTTCTATTACACTAACAGAAATTTATGGTGCTAGCAGTACAGCAATTAGTACTAACGATAAAGTTGTTATTATAAATGGATTCAATACTACAAAATTCGACGATGGTGAAGAAGCAAAACCATTTGGCGGCAGTGAATGGTATTATAATGGCACTACTTGGGTTTATGGACAACAAAAAACACACAGAAGTGCAGGTATGCTTGTAGAGCTTTATGATTTAGATGGTGTGTTACTTAGTAATACAACAAAATATCCTGAGAATAATTTTACTGGTGCATGTATATTTGACTATGTACACAATGATTCTAACCCAATGGACGAAGCATTAGGTTTCAGTCCCAGCTATGCTGATTATGGAAATAGTCCAGGTCTAAATTTTAGCATGCCATTTTTAAGCACTAGACTTACATATACAAGAGTTAGTAGTGATGGATTACGCAGTCTCAATCAAGAGATACAAGGGGCATACTACTATAAAGATTTGTCTGGAGTTGCATACAATGGCTGGAGTATACTAAGAAATGGACAGCCTGTCAAGAGAACAATTAGTAAAACAGTTACAACTGAAAACAGTACTCAATCAATGATTTTTAATTTAGGTTATACAGATTTTGCAACAGACAGACATATCACAATGTTCAAGCGTAACACATATATAGATGTTAAAACGCAAAAAGATACAAGTCTAACAAACAATATTAACGATGTCAATGGTAGACTTCCTGAATTGTTTTTTGCAACAAACACAACCTACAATATAACAACACAGTTCAATCAAGCAGACGTTGAATTTGTAAATATGGACGGTACTGCAATTGGTAGTGGATTGACACGTACAGCAGGAAGTGGAAATAACTTTACAATAGTAGTTGCTTCTCCAACTGTAAATGCAATCAAGTATAGACTATCTGCACTTCCTAATAGTTTTGGTGTAATTTATTTTAATACTATTGCAAATGATACTAATATTAAAGTATATAAAAATAGAGAAGAAACAGATAATTATACACTGAGCAATAATATATTGACAATAAATGGCGGACTAGCAGTAGATGATATTTACGAAGTAGAGTATCATACACACAACGCTTATAGTGATTCAGCTGAAGGATTTCAACAAGCTAGCGACACACACTTGTTTAATCCACAAAACAATAGTTTTACAAATATTACATTTGGTGATTTGATAGAACATATGCGTCAACAAATGACTGGCATTCCTGGGTTTAATGGTAGTTTCTTTGGAATCAACAATTATAGAAGTATTCCGCATGTACATGAATTTGGTGGAACAATTAGACAACAGCCATACAGTACTGAATTACTAAACCAATTACTTATGGATACAGATACAAACTTGTATGCCAGTATCAAACATGCAAGCAGTCACTATAGTATGTTCTTAAAGAAGTTTGCTACAAAAGCAATACAAATACACAAATCATTGGATATCACAAAAAGCACATATCAAATGGTTGACAAGATTTTACAAGAAATGAATCTTGGCAAAAACAAAGACATGCAATTTGCACAAAGTGACATGGCAATGTACAGAGATTTTGAAAGCAAAGACTATAGTTTTCAAACAACAATGACAAAAGTTTTTGATTTGCCACAAAGTGTTAACACCTATGACGATACAGAAAATCATGTGCAGGTTTGGGTGCAAGATGATGACGGCGCTGGTAACTTACGTTGGAGATCATTGGTAAAAGATATAGATTATACACTAGCAAGTAATAAAGTAACTATCACAGGTTTAGTAACATACCCTTCTAGTGGAGTAGCTAAAACACATATTAGGTGGTATAAGAGAGATAGTGTTAGCTTTGTTCCAAACAGTGCAGTAAAGCTAGGACTAATACGACCTTACACACCTGAATTGAGATCAGACTACAGCGTTGATAGCAACGGTACAGCTACAACTAATGTAATTGTTAGACATGACGGTAGTATACATGTTCGTAACGGAACAGAAATTTATGATAGAAGCAGAGTAGGTTATGATCCAGTTGATGCCGCTATATTTGATTTAGAGTGTAGAATATACAATAATCTAAATGCAACATTGGATAACATAGACAATATTAAAACATATATGCCTAATGCAAATAGAGCAAATAGATACACATGGACACAAATACAAAATAGTGTTGTAAGTGAATTTAACAAATGGAAAGTAGAAAAAAACTATACTGATTTACAAAGTTCAACTTATTATGATGGCAGTGACAAGTTTACTTGGAACTATAGCAGTGTAGGTCCTGGTATTGGAGGTTGGAGAGGACTATACATTTACCACTTCAATACAGATAGACCACATACTCATCCATGGGAAATGTTAGGACATAACAAAAAGCCAACATGGTGGGATACAAACTACAGTTGGACAAACGCTACAAAACGTACCGCATTGATAACAGCATTAAGATTTGGTAAAGTAAACGACCCAAGCGTTGATAACAACTTTGATATTAACTACAATTATGATAATTATGATTGGGCTAACAATACATTGGTTACTAATGCTGGTGTGCTAAACGATCCAGACACAGCTAATGTTGTTGCTACACCAAGTGCGGCAAATAGACAAAAAGATTTTGTATACGGCGACTGGGGTCCAGTAGAAGCAGAATGGAGACGTAGTCCAGAATATAAGATAGCTGAATTTTTATCTTTGGCAAAAACTAGACCATTAATTGCTGTAAACAACTATTTCAAAGTTAACGAAAGATCAACAAGAGATTTTAGTTCATCAGACAAGCCTCAGATTTACAGCACCAACAGTAACAAACTTGACAACTTTAAAAACACTGGCGTGAGTGGTGTACTACAAACTGGTAAAATTATTGAAAGTGTTATAGTTAAAGATGGCGGCACAGGTTATACCAGTGCTCCAACTATTGTAATTAATGATAACTTCGGTAGTGGTGCAATACTTACAGCATTTGTACAAGGCGGTAGTGTAGTAAGTGTTAGTGTTGCAAACGCTGGTAAAGATTACTACAATAATCCTAAGTTAACACTAAGCACAGGATCAGCAGTATTAGAAACAGTGCTTGCTGAATCTCCAAAAAGATACTTTGCTGGTTTACAAAATGCTGTAGTAGAGTATGCAAAATCATTGAGTACTAGTAGCAAAACAATTCAAACAAGAATGAAGAGTATGGATTACAATCCAATAGTTAAAGCAGGTGGATTTGTAAACAACAATCAAAAGTTTATGTTAGAAAGTAGCCAAGACAAAGGCAGAGTATTTGTGCCTGAAGAAAACTTTACAACAATTTTATTCAATAGTAAACCAACTGCTGAATATTTCATTAGTGGAATTAAGATTGATAAAGTAGAATCAGGTTATAAAATAAATGGTTATGATAACGACAAGATGTACTTTGAATACTTTGAACCAAACACAGCAAGTTCTTCTATAAAGCAAACATTTTCAGTTGATATATTCAGATACAGCGAATATAACACAACAAAATCTATACTTAATTATAACACAATTTTTACAACAATACAAGAAGTATATAGTTTTATTTTAGGCTACGGTGAATGTCTAGCACAACAAGGCTTTACACAAAACTGGAGAGGCAGTGCAACTAACTTTGTAAATTATGCTTTAGCTTCAGCAACAGATACACTTTATCTAATACCTGATAACAGTAAAATTATTGTTAGTGACGGAGCAGATGGATACTTTGATAATTTAGAGTCAAAGTATGATGGTATATTCAATATTAACAATAAACTAGGACAGCGGATACAAAGCACTGATTTAATAATTGATAGAAATTTAATGATACCCAACAGCGACACAGTGTTTAAGGTAAAACAATCAACTACACAAATATATGGACTAAGACTGTACAAGACCAGTGTTGAACATTTAATTGTATTTGACAATACAACAAATTTCGATGATACAATTTATGATGCAAGTATTGGACAAAGACACAAACGCATACAGTGGAATGGAAGTAGAACAAAAGACTGGAACGGAAAGTTTTATAGTCCTGGATTTATTATCAACAACAACAGTATCATTCCAAACTTTGATACAGTAGCTGAACAAACAGATCAATATTTGGGTAGAACTAAATCACTTACAAACAATCAAATAAGTGATGTTGCTAGATTTAATATTGGATACAATCAACCCACGTGGGCTAAAGATTTGGATCTTGATGACGATACACTTTTTGAATTTGTAAAAGGAACTTACAAGTACAAAGGTACAAAATATGCACTAGATGCATTTCTAAAAAACAAAGGGTTATTTGACGGAGATAGTGTAGGAGAACTGTATGAAGAATGGGCAGTGCGTATGGGTGATTTTGGAGACACTCGTAGCAGAGATACACTAGAGTTTGAACTTACACCAGACTTGTTAATTACAAGTCCACAGCCTGTAAGATTTTTTAACACACAAAAATATGATGTGCTAACAGACACTACAATTGATATTGACACAAAAAGTCCATTGTTAGTAACAGGTACACCAGGAGATTACTTTGATACTAGAGCAGTAAAAACATATACCGAAGCAGGCATTACACAAGAAGATGCGTTTGCAAATGACTATGTGAGTGCAGGATTACCGTTGCTAACTGAAGCAGATTTTAAAGTTTTAAACAGAGAAGGCATGTTGTCTTTTCCAGATGTAATTAATAGCGAATATGACTTTACAGGCGATTGGCAAAAACCAACTCCTTGGGAAACTAATATAAGTTACAAGTTTAACGATCAAATTATGCACAATGGTAGCACATGGGAAATGGTAGATCCAAAAGGATATTCAGGATTAACTAGTGCTAATCAACCCATTGAGGTAGTTGGTACAGTTAGTTTGCCTATAGTACCTGCAAGTGGAGGTACATTAATATTAGATGGCAACACAATTAGTCTTACTAAAAGTGCAACACAAACAACACTTAATGTTATAAACAAAATAGGCACACAAGATATTGCCACTAGCAATGTAGTTACACACGGAAGTACGCTAGTATTAGGTTCAACTAGTGCTTTGAGTAGTACAATAACTTTTGCAAACAGTGTAAACAATGTTACATACAACAATATAACCAAAGACGGAACAACAAGCAATCCTAGCTTTACAGGCAGTGCAACCAAAACATTAATCATTGATGGTAACACAATTACATTCGATGACACAGTCAGCACAACAAACAATATCACTGCACAAACAGCATTAGAAAATGCTTTTAATGCAAACGGATTTAGTAGTGTTGCTACGCTGGCTACTAATAGAATAAATGCAATTGAATCATTGAGACTGGGTTATGTAAGTGCAAATAGTGCAAGTGCATGGACAACTTTTATGACAGACTATTTCAATCCAAGTAATGCTGGTATTGACTTAACACTTTTATTGAATGCATACAACACAAATCCAGCATATAAAACACAGCTGGGTTCACTGATAACCAGCGATGTAGCATTAATAAATGCTAAAACTGGAAATAGTTATGTAGCGTCAGCAGTACTAAGTGGATCAACTGTAATTCCAAGCAGTGATATTACTGCTACACAAAATGCCGTTGATAACGGTACACACATGGCGGCACTAGCAACTTGGATTAAAGCTAATCCAACAGTTGTATTTGCAACAACTACAGTTGTTACAACAATAAGTGGAACTACATTTAAAACTTATACACTAGCAGATATAGTCAACAAGATTACAGCCGCAGGAATTGCTAACATTACTGCAAGTGCAAGCAGTAATTTTTTAAGATTAGTTAAAACAACTAGTACACCTACTGTAGCGTTTAACCTTGTAATTAGTGCAGGCACCGCAAACAGTGATGTGGGCTTTAGCAGTGTTACAGAAACTATTGCGGCAACAAGCAGTGTTACAGTAACTACCCCAAATCTAACTATTGCACAAGTTGTACAACAAATTAATAATGCTGGTATATCAAATATTTCAGCAGTTATCAATAGTGCAAATACCAATTTACTGCAAATTAATTGTAATGCAAGTTCATTGTTTGTAGGCAGTGGTACTGCAAACAGTATTGTAGGGTTAACACAAGGTGTGACCCCAGCTGGTACTACTACAACAACATCAAATATTGCACCGGATATAAATGATATTATTGACTCAATTAATACAGCAACCATCAGTGGTGTAACAGCAAGTAACAGCAACAATAGATTAAAGTTAACCAGTAACAATGCAATACTTGTTATAGGCGCCGGAACTAGCAATGCTAATGTAGGTCTGTCAGCACAAACTTATACAGCGTCAATCAGCACAGTTAGTAATGTGTTCAATGCTATCGTAAGTGGCGTTGAAGTGTTTAAAGAAATGACAAATGATCCTAATGTTTTTAGTATTTGGGTTGCAGACGACAGTGAGTTTGGTAGTTATAACAAAGGTTATCAAGTTTATCAAACCATGGATTTTGGAATGTATATTAGCAATGCATGTGCCGGACCAACAAATGCTGATGACGCAGAGGTTACAGTAGCACGTTCACCAAGCACGGCTACACAAGCACACAATTTGGTCTCAGGTGACTATGTATTAATTAGAGGTAGTACAACTACACCAAGCATAGACGGAATACACAAAGTTACCACTGTAGACCTTGGTAATACAGCAAAGTTTTTCATTGATGAATATATTGAATCAGAAGGAAAACTTGGAAACATTTACCCACTACGTCCTGTTAGATTTAACAGCAAGGCTGAACTAGATACTGTATATAATTCAAAAGTAAACGGAATATACAAATATAATTTCAACGGAGTAAGACAGAATAACAGTTTGAATAAGATTAACATATTTGTAGATGATGATGGTTATGACAAGAGTGCAGTATACACTTGGGCAGGTGACTATACTGATGCAAACGGACACCACAATGGTAGCTTTACCCAAGCTCGTGTAGGACAAGCACAGACAACACCTTCGACTAATTTACAAGTAAAATTATACGATGCTAGTGCAAGAACTAGTATTGCTAATTTAGAGATATGGGATCCTGCAAAAGGTATTATATTTGGCTTTATAGACAAAGAGATTGATTATAAACTAGTAAATGATATTGGTAGCTACAACTTCAATACTCTCAACGGAGAGATGACCAACATAAATGCTTGGAAAGATGAATATGTTGGAGTGCGTTGGTGGGATTTAAGCACCGCTGTTTACCTTGATTACGAACAAAGCATTATCGAATACCAGCAAACAAACTGGGGAAGACTATTTCCAGGTGCAAGTATAGATGTATACGAATGGACAAGATCCACAGTGCTACCTGAATTTTGGGATCAAGCTGTTGAAGATGGAACAGTAATTGACGGACAAGAAGCAAGCGGAGAAGCATACTTTACAATAATTAATAATGAAAAAGTATACAATTGGACACAGCAAAATTATTATAATCCAAAAACAAGACGTGACGAAGTTGTATATTACTTCTGGGTTAAGAATAAACTTAACTATAGCGGTATTAGACAATATAATGTAAGTCAGATTTCACAGATACTTAAGAATCCAAGTGCATTTAATATTGCCTGGGCGGCACCTTCATTGTCTAATCAGCTATTGTTAAACAATATAAGCAACTTCGTAACAAAAAATACTGTAGTACAAGTAACCAAAAACTATACTAATACAAACAGTATGCCATTAAATGATTGGACACTGCTAGGCGAAGATGATCCTAATTGTTACATTCCAGAATACTTGCATATTAAAATGCGTGATAGTTTAGCTGGTTTTAATAATCATACAGTTGATGCAACTTACTCAACTTGGAATAATAGCACAAGTTACTTGGTAAATGCTGTAGTAGAACGAAACGGCAAATACTACATAAGTCGACAATCATCTAATCAAAACTATGATCCATTATTAGATTCAGCAATGACATATTGGCAACAAATTTATGATTACACATTTGATAATACCACACAAGTAGATGATATTAAAATTTGGAGAGGTCAACACCTACCAGACTATAACTTACATCCATACAATAGATACGGACATCTAGTTAGACCAAGACAAAGTTTGTTTAGAGATTTACCTGAAGCAAGACAAAATTTTGTATACACAGTAAATGACTTACTAGGCGAAGTTAATTTAATTGACGAAGTAGTAAATTGGAAAAACTGTTTCCACGCTACATTCACAAAAGGTAACGTAACATATAATATTAAAGATTATGTAACACTAGTTGACTGGTATCTAGTAGAAAAAGATGCAGACGGAAATGTAACATACGAATTTAATCCAAATACTATAGCAGATTTTACTTTTGATAGTGACACAGAACGTTTAGATTTTACAGGTAACATTCCAGATGGTAGTTATATATTAATCAAGTACAATCAAGGCAACGATGGATTAAACAGACAAAGAATGCTTTTTGTAACAGGCGGATTAGACAAACTAGTAAGTATGGAGAAAGCCACAGTTAAGCTCAGTGAAGAACTTTGGTTAGAAAGCAAGTTCGGACACGGTTTTGATGCAGGCGGATTTGGTATACTTCCATATGACAGTGGAGCAAATGATGTAATAGGCAAACTAATGGATCTATTACGCAGTGAAATTTTTGTACATAGACACAAGGTAATGTATAATAAAATGTGGTTTAAATTATTATACGGTGCAATTTTACAAAACACAACGGATGATTTTGCTTTCAAAACCAGTTATGTAAAATTAAAAGTAAAACACCCACTGCTAACAAATAAAACAACATATCAGAGATATCCAATAAGTGTTGTGGAAGATTACTTTAATAGCATCAAGCCATTCCATACAAAGCTATTAGATCTCACTGAAAGCAACACACACATAGAAGCAACTATGGCAGAAATTGACGAAGTGTCCAGACAGACTGCTATTACTATGATATACAATGACCATACTGAGTGTGCTTGGAATGGTGATGAGATACTAGAAGGTGGACTGTTTACAACTGATATGGAAACTACTGCTAGTAATATTGACCAAAGCGGGTTTACTACACTGGATTCAAGTTATGATAATATTGCAGATGGTGATATATTTGCTAATCCACGATATCAATACTGTGACGGTGAATTATACAAAACTGATTTTACAGAAAATATTGCAATTGCTGTACAAACAAATGCAAGTGGAAATAGCTTGACATCTGACAGTAGAGCATATAGAATGAGTACATACATGCCAAATAACATTCAAGTGAGTAATGTTATTGTGGATGCAAACAAAACAACTACCACAGCCGCAGTAACTGGTTTAGATACAACTATTCCCGTAGCAGATGCAACTAAACTAGATAATCCAAGTACAGTAATTGGTGTAGGCGAAATACCTGGAGTTGTTTATATAGGAAGTGAACGAATAGAATACCGTGCAGTAAGTGGAAATAACTTGCTATTTTGCACAAGAGGTACACTAGGTACTAGTGGAAAAGCACATGCTAGTGGTGCAACTGTAGTAAACAGTGGCGAAACTACACGTATTCCAATACTGGAAAAGTTCTCTGATTACGGAGATAACTTACGAACAGCATACAATGACAGTGGTACAAGTTTAAGTGCCACAGGAATCTCACCTGAACACGCATTTATTCGAAATGCAGGGCAAGGATCGATATAAATATTATAAATTGGAAAAGATAAAATGAGTTTAGAACAAATTGAAACACCACTAATAGGCATTGAAGGACACATTAAAATATGGGATCCTGAATCAGGTGAAGTTATGGTTCGTAGACGAAATGCTGTAAACTTTGAAAATATGAGTGTATCACTCGCAGGTTTACTAGCAAATGAATCAGGATCAACAAGCACTTATGAGATTAAAACAATGCGTTTTGGAAATGGTGGTACAAGCATAGACGGATTAGGTGCAGTAACTTATAAAGCAACTAATACAAACAGTGCAAGTGGAGCACTATATAATCAAACCCACAGCACAATAATAGACGAAACAATAAGTGGTAGTGCTGATAACAGTGTTGAAATGAGTCACACAAGTCCTAATACACACAGTGATGTAATTGCAACATGCACATTAGATTACGGAACGCCATCAGGACAAGACACAACAGACACAGCAACAAATATGAACGATACATATGTGTTCGATGAACTAGCACTATACACAGCTAATGACACACTACTAACACATGTCATTTTCCATCCCGTACAGAAAAGTGCGAATAGAAAAATACAAGTTGTTTATACACTAAGGATAAGAAGTTCGTTTGCGGACTTATAAAAGGAAATAGAGATGCCATATACAATAGATTATAGCACAAGTAGCAAAACAGCAATTGTAGTAAACGACGGAACAGTTGACACCACTACAAGTCTTAGTTTAATTGGAAAAAATTATACTAACTTTGGTGAACTGTTAAACGAAGATTTACTACACATGTTAGAAAATTTTGCTAATGCAAGTGCTCCAACTAATCCAACTGAAGGTCAACTTTGGTACGACACTGCGAACAGTGTTTTAAAACTTTATGACAATGGTCAATGGTACACAATGGGTGCACCAGCTGGCACAACTAGAATAGAGTATAGGAATAGACAAGATACAGCAGGTGTTTATCACAAAACAATTGAATTAATTGTTGACAACAACATTGTTTCAATCACAACAGATGATACTACAGTTTGGACACCTCATGCAACAGAATTTTTAGAAGATGGAACAACTGCCTTAACTACACAATTTGCAACTATTCAAGCAGGCATCCAAATGAATAGCACAGCAAACTACAAGTTTAGAGGTACAGCAACCAGTGCAGAATATGCTGACTTGGCAGAGCGTTATGCCGCAGACCAAGAGTATGACCCAGGTACAGTTGTTAGAATAGATAGAGGTGATGCTGAAATTACGCAAACAACTGAAGAAGCAGATATAAATGTATTTGGAATTATCAGTACTGCACCAGGATTTGAAATGAACGCAGGGGCAGGTACAGATGCTACACATCCGTTTGTAGCATTATCAGGTCGAGTACCATGTAAAGTAGTTGGAACTATACACAAAGGTGATAGACTAGTTACTAGTAGTATACCAGGCACCGCAAGAATAGCCAATCCTACAGAACTTGCCGACTATAGAAATATTATTGGTAGGGCAATGGAAACAAAAACAACTGAAGAAGTTAGTTTAATTGAAGTAGTGGTAGGAGCAAAATAAATGGCTGTTAGTGCAAACCAATTAGCTGAAGCATCTCATTACAATACTGTAGCAACAACTGTCAACAAAGTTTTTGGAGACAATTATAGTACAGCCGCTGTAACAGATGCGTCAAGAATCGACACACACAAATTTGGTTGGGGAGCAACAAATGTAGCAGATGCTTTAACAGCAGGTACAAGTATAACAGCCGTAAGATTGCAAGACTTAGTTGAAAGAGCGAATGTTAGTGTAGATCATATTAATGTTACTGACAGTAATTTAGTTTTTGTAGTACCTACAAATAGATCTAATGTAACTGCGGCTACACTTGTGAGAGCAGAAGACCTAAACGTAGTAGAAGATAAATTTACCAATACAATTATAGCGAATGACGCACACGCAACAATGGATGCGGCTAATGCTAGTGCATTAAATGCAACACCTACCAGTGGTGGCCCTTATACACGTAGTTCAACATGGAACGGACAACTAGTTGGTGAACACAAATGGACTTGGGGAAGCTACAACAAAGCAAGATACTTTTTTAATGCTGGCGGACAAGTAAGACTAGCTCTTGCAATGAGTGGTGGTAGTACAGCAGGTTATTATAACTGGAGTGATGTGATCAATGAAATGGGTGTAATGAATCTATTATGGAACAACTTTACACAAAGTAATGCAACCACATCTGGAACAAGTCAAGCAAAAGGTTTTTATAATCTAACACAGTATTATGGTGATGGCAGTGATGCTGGAGCCACAAACGAAGGCTTACTGTTTACTTCAAATGGCGTTACACTAAGCAGAACAGTTGGCGACAGTGGAACAAGTGGTTCAGCATATGGTTATATTACTGGTCCAGGAACGTTTGCACAATGGGGTGATTGGGCCATAATCGGCGGCACACAAAGTAATACAATTTACGTAAGTGCCTACAGTGCTTACAGTACATATCAAAACTTAAGATTTAAAATTTATGGAAAATATGCAGATGGCGGAGCAAGTGTCATGTTAAAGTTTATCTTAGATGATTCAGCACATGCAAACGTGATTGATGGTAGTATAACACCTACATTAAGTTACTTAATGCCAGACAATATTACACAAGGCGGAGCTACATTTAGCGTAACTCCAGCTCCCACAGTAAGTATTACTAATAATTTAACTAGCCCTGATGATTATTAATACTTGACAAACCATACATAAATAAGTTATAGTAGCATATAACTATAGGAGAAACTCATGGACGAGAGACTCGAAAATGCACTTGAGTTTGCAAATTATCGTATTACTTTAGGCAATCAGAAGAGAACAATTAGACAACGTATGACTGTTTTATCAACAGTGCAGTACAAAACAGGCGTATTTCACGCCAATCCCACTACAATTGCATTTGTGAAAGCACTCATTGATGCAGATAAAACTAGTGCAATTGTACTAGACACAAAAGACAATCCAATCGATATTGAAGATCTTAAAGATTTCTTAGAAAATCTATTGGGTGCTTATACAGAAGCAACAAATGAATACAAAGTTCAATTGGATAAAGTTAAAAAAGCAAGAAATATCAAGAGCTTGATGGATTGGTAATACAAGTATGAAAAAAGACGGCAACGGCATATGTATGTTTGCATACAATAACGAGCAGTTAGATTATGTAAAATTTGCAACACTAGCCGCCAAATATGTTAAAAAGAATATGAAAAATAATCAGACATGTTTGATCACGAACGAAGGTTCTTATGACTGGATGAAAACCAGCATTGGACAAAAAGAAATTGATCGCACATTTGATTATGTTGTAGTCCAAGAACTTCAAGCGGCACAAAATATGCGTGTACATTTTGATAGTCCTTGGACAGAATTTAATGCACAGTTCAGTAATACTAACAAGCACCTCATCAATGAATATACACCGTTTGAACGCACATTACTGATTGATACAGACTTTTTAGTAATGAACGATTTCTACGATTACATATTTGATACTGATGTAGATATTAGTATGCATAGATACGCAGAATATTTAGGAGGGCAACCTCCATATCAGAATGAAATTACATTGAATCCTGGTGGTATAAACCATTGGTGGAGTACTGTAGTATATTTTGATCAAAGTCCAACTAGTAAATTATTTTTTGATATATGGAGTCATGTAAAAGATAATTGGGAATACTATAGTTTATTATATCAATTCGAGAAAAGTTTATTCAGAACAGATTACTGTGTAAGCATAGCCGCACATATGTTCAATGGATTTAACAACGACGATTTTGTACATGATTTTTTAGGGTTACCTCTATTAACACAAGATCAAAAAGACGATATTGTAAAATTCAATGATATAAATGATATTGTATTTCTTAAACACAACAGAGCAGAACCGTGGAAAAACACATTGATCAGACACACAAATGATAATCTGCATGTAATGAACAAACGTTCGTTGGATAGACAAATGAATTTTTTGATGAAAGAGTTCGGAGAAACTAATGTCTAAAGGATTTATAACACTAGGTATTAATACTGAAGTTAACAAAATAAAATATTGCTATGGTCTTGCACTTAGTATTAAAGGTTGTGATCCTGAAGCTGAAGTTTGTTTGGTAGTTGATAAAGGCAAAGTAGATGAAGTACCAAAAGAATATCATCATGTGTTAGATTACATAGTAGAACTACCATACGGAAATACTGCATACAAAGATGGCTTTCACGGAATGAACTTATGGCAGTTATATCATTGTTCTCCGTTTGAAGAAAATATATATTTAGATGCAGATACATTGATGCACAATGTAAAGATTGAAGACCTATGGAACTTGTTGAGTAAAAACGAAATGAGTATTCCAAAGAATGCATTTTCATATCGTAACTTACCAGCTGACCCCAGAATGCGTTTTGAGTTTGAGGAAACATACGAACTACCACAATTTTATAACAATTTAATTTATTGGAAGCACGGTACTCAAACCGCTGAAGAATGGTTTAAGTTAGCTGATCCTATACTGCAAGATTGGCGTAGTGTATACAACAATTTCTTTCAAGACAAGAAACCTGATACATTTAATAAAAATGTATTGTGTAATTTAATTACACATTACGGTGACTTGAAAGAACAAGTACAATGTTTTGTAGGAAATCATTATGATATACACAGTGACAATCAAGGTGTTTGGTATGACGAAGTACCTGACAACTGGACTGAAATGATAAACTACTGGGTAAGCGACAACGGTAAAGTACAGATAGAAAATAGTATTATAAGTAGTGGTATTATACACTATACAGATGAAAATTTTTTAACGGATGAAGTTATCGATGTCTACAGAACTAACATTATTAACAAACAAAGCAGAACATAAAAAAGAAACCAAATGGTGTGTTTACTTTGATGAAGAAACGGGTGATGTTATCACCGTTACAAGCAAGCCACACGAGTCTGTTAAACATCCGTATCTGAGAACAGCTTCTGATGATGCACGAAAAGTACTAATGGGTATTGAAGACCCTAGGAAATTTGCCGTAGTTGATTTAAGTGAAGGTCATAAACTAATAGAACGTGGAGATGTTGTCAGACTTAGAGAAGCAGAAAACTATCTCACACATATACCAATCAACAATAATTTGACATATGATGTTAATATTATTTTTTATGTTAACAGTTGGAAAATGGAAGTAAACTTTAGTCAAGAAACACTATACAAAATGACTGGTCGCAGAAAGTTTAGAGATGTAAAAATTAATCCAGAAAAAGAAGGTCGTTATGATAAGATAACATTATTTCTTATCAAACAAAATGATCCAAATTTTCTAATCGATTCGATAGAAGTTGATCCTGTTGAACTTATAGTAAATGGCTATCTGTTGTTTGATATGAGCAGTTTACGCAATGTATGTGGCTTAGGCGAAGTACATGTAATGACTAAGAAGATTTTCAAACACTACGGAGTCAAACGTAAATCGCACTTTGGACAAGCAGACTTTATTAGTAGATTAAGCAAACGCAGAAACGAAGCAATTATAAAAGAACAATCTCAAGACATCACTACAACATTTACAGTTATTAGAAAAGATGATGACCAATATTATCTAAAGAGTAATTTTGAAAATCCACATGAAAGTAAAATTTTCAATGATATGACGCTGTATCTCATACCTAAAAATAATCCTAACCAATTGTTAGGATATGTACAGGTGCCTATTGAAGAAATAGGTTACCAAAAAGAATATTATCTTAAAACCAACTACTCTTTAGAAAATTGTAGTTTTTTATGTAGAGAGGAAAATAACAATATAACCTTTGACTACGAAACCCAGGAGTTGAACAATGCCTAACCTAGTACCTATAACAGAATTTGATATTGTATATATTAGTTATGATGAACCAAATGCAGAACAGAATTATGCAGACCTATTAGAAAAGTGTCCGTGGGCACAACGCAGTCATGGAGTATGGGGCAGTGATGCCGCACACAAAGCCGCGGCGGCACTTTGTGAAACAGACAGATTTATTACAGTAGATGCTGATAATATTGTAGATCCTGAATTCTTTAGTCAGATAATTGACTTAGACACAATAGATGCAGATGATATTATCAGTTGGGCAGGAAAAAATGAAGTAAATGGTTTGGTATACGGTAATGGTGGTATCAAGTGTTGGCCCGTGCATGTAGTTGAAAGAATGCGTACACATGAAGCCGCACCTGAAAGCGATAAAAGAGCACAGGTTGACTTTTGTTGGAATATGCGTTATGTACAAATGAACAATGTGTACTGTGATGTAATGAACAATGGTAGTCCACTGCAAGCATGGAGAGCTGGTTTCCGTGAAGGTGTTAAGATGGGACTAGATGGGGGTGATGTTGTAGACCCTAAGCATCTTAAAAATATACACAAAGGTAATCTTGACAGACTTTTAGTTTGGATGAGTGTAGGAGAAGATGCTGTTAATGGCTTGTGGGCTATATATGGTGCAAGATTGGGTTGTCATATGACCAATATCCAACGCAAAGATTGGGATTGGAAAAATGTGCGTGACTTTGATTGGTTAACAAACTTCTTTAAAACAGAACTATTTCCAGAGTTTGAAGGTGGCAACGAGATGTGTGTAAACACAGGCATGACTTGGGATTGGAATAAACTTAAAGCTAAAACTGTTGAACTTGGTAAAGATATCAGAGGTGTGTTAGATTTAGAAATAAGTGACTTAGATAAAACTGCTAGTCGATTCTTTAAGACTGTTTATAAAAATCCAAGTAGGCTTGGTGCTATGGTCAAAGAAGAAAATGTGGTAGATACTATTGGCTAACTTTGATGAAATGTACGGAGAAACATTTTGTGTTTACCCTTGGTTAAGCCTAATGGTCAATACTAGTGGTAGTATTGACTTTTGTTGTATTGCCAAACCCAGTGTACTACGTGGCGACGATGGCAAAATTTTAGATATCAACAGTACAACACTAAAGCAAGCATGGAACGGCAAAGACATGCGTGACATACGCATGACTATGATGCAAGGTGAACAAGTTAGCAGTTGTAAACACTGTTATCTGCAAGAAGAAGTAGGTAAAAAAAGTTTTCGTCAAATGCATAATGAGGAATGGGAACGCCGTATAGGCGAAGAAGCCATTCATGAACGCATTGAAGCAAGCTATAATAACGACTTTGAACTACCAGACCATGATCCACTTTACTTGGACTTGCGTTTGGGTAATTTGTGTAATCTTAGTTGTAGAATGTGCAACAGTTTTAACAGTAGTACTATTGCTAAAGAGGATGCCAAGCTCACTGATGTTGAAGAAGATTATACTAGAATACAAGAAAAGACATACGGAAAACGCCCAGACTGGATTAACAGCAAGGAATACAGAGAAAAGTTTGATGCTGATGACTTTTGGAAAGACATATACGAATGGATGCCTAAACTGAGAAAAGTTTACATGACAGGCGGCGAGCCTACTATGATTCAAAACAACATGGAGTTTTTGAACTATGCCTCAGAACAAGGTCACAGTAAACATATTAATGTGTTTATGAATACAAACTGTACAAACGCAAATCAAAAGTTTTTAGATAGTATAAGCAAGTTTGAAAGTGTAGACATCAATGCTAGTTTAGATGGTGTAGGTGTTGTGAATGAATTTATACGTGGTACTAAGAATTGGGATATTATACTGAGAAACTATCGCAGTATATTAAGTTTACCAAATGTTTCTAGTAATATAAGTCCAGTACTACAGATTTACAACCTAAATAGAATACATGAAATACTATATCTTGCAAACGATTTAAGTGAAGAATTTTATGCAGGCAAGCCAGAACTTGAATGGAAAAGCATTGGTGTTGATATATTAATTAATACACACCCTCCATATTTAGATATAAGAAATCTACCTCTTGAAATGAGACAGGATGCTAAAAATAGATTGCTCGAATTCAAAGAACAGTGTAATATACTATATGAGAAGAATTGGTTGATTAAAAATAGTGTAGACGGTATCGTTGGATACCTAGAACAACCACAGTTAGATACATGGGAGGAACAACTACAAGATTTTGTAAAGATGACCGAAACATGGGATAGACAACGTAATACTAACTTTAGTGTCGTTGATGACCAACTGTATGAACAAATACGAGGATTGGTGAGTTAATGGGCCAAGATTTTTTAGAAGATTACGGAAAGAAATTTTGCATACTTCCTTGGATGCATATGGCAACTTATACAGACGGCACAGCCTTGCTTTGCTGTCTAGCTCAGCCTACTGATGACAAGAGACTTAATCTTAACAATGCAACAATAGAAGGAGTTTGGAATAGTTACTATTTCAAAAATGCAAGAAAAGAAATGCTAGAAGGCAAAGCACTTAAAGCCTGTATGCATTGTTGGAAAGAAGAAGCGGCAGGCATACGCAGTCATAGAATGAATGAGAATAATTTATGGGCAAAGAAACTTGGTAGAGAATATATCAATGATCTAATAGCTAGTACTAAAGAAGATGGAAGTATAGACCAAGATGTTATAACATTAGATTTACGTTTGGGCAATACATGCAACGTACAGTGTGTGATGTGTAGACCAACTGACTCAAGCAAATGGGTAAGAGATGCAGAAAAGATAAAAGATCTAAACGCAGATAATCCTGTTGTTAAACATGATTGGGAATGGAAACTGCAAGACCATAAAAAGAATAATTATAACTGGGCCGCTGATGATGAGTTTTGGCACGAAGAAATAGCACCATTATTACCTAACATGCGTCATTTTATATTTGCTGGTGGCGAACCGCTTTATCTTAAAAATCACAAACGTTTTTTAAAACTGTGTGTTGAAAGTGGACATGCAGAACACATAGAACTACGCTATCATACCAACGGTACTCTAATGCCAGATGATATTATCGAACTATGGAGTAACTTTAAATTTGTTGAACTTATGCTTAGTATAGATGGTATAGGTGATATGAACAAATGGCTACGTTATCCAACTGATTGGAACACAGTACACAAAACACTAGACAAAGTAGAACAAGCACCTGATAACATTATAGGCAAAGTATTGTGTACAGTAAGTGCATTAAACATTTGGTACTTGCCAGACTTTGCACAGTTCTTGTTTGATAAAAACTATAAAAAAATTGGAATACATGACCATGAAGGAATGTTTCATCCTGGAGTATTGCATTTCCCACAGTATATGTGTGCTAAAGTATTACCACAAGGAATGAAGGATACTATAACACAAAAGATAGATGATTTTACACTAAAGTATCCAAACAAAAATAAAGTACAAGAACTTAAAACCATGACAGCATTTATGAATAGTGAAGATCACAGTGATAAATGGCCCGCACTCAATCAGTATATAAGAACAATTGATCAGATGCGTAAAACTGATTTCAAACAAGATTTTACAGAACTATATGAGATATGGGGTAAGTATGAAGTTTGACGTTACACTACAAAATGATCTCGGACAATCAAAAACGCTAAAATGTGATATATTTGCAGATTGGTTTCATCTTGGATTGATGAATCCACCTGATGTAATACATTGGAATGTATTTCACAAACATGATGCACTAAACAGGTTGTATAAAATTACAGAAACATTAGATAAAAAAATCAATGAATGGAACAATATTGCTGATGCATACAAAACAGAAAATATACCACTGAGTGAGATACTTGGAAATATTGTAATGAGCAGTGGCAATGCTTTTTGTAAAATAGACAACAAGTTACACAAGTTTAACCCTCTCAAAGAGTGGTATAGCATGGATAAAAAAACTATTGATCATAAGTTTGGATTGGTTGTACATCAAGATATTCTCAATCCTATGCAAACACAAGTAATTTTAATTTATAGAGTGTTGAACGATCAGAATTTAATTACACATATTAACAAGTTAGTAGAGATATTTCACATGATAAAAGTAATGCGAGATGTTACTACTAGTATTACACAAGAAACAAATTTACAGAACTTTGGTTTAAAGTTTCACAATGACTTTCATCTATTAGATGACGAATGGGTTGATAGATTTAGTATGGAGCGTAACCCTGGAGAAATATTTTTGTACCCAACACAAATAGGATATGACTACGACAACATAATGATAGAACTGTATGATGACGATGAACACAATGCAATAAAGATGACCAGTAACAGTTTTGATTTGGTAGAGCAACAAGTTTGTTACAATGGAGAACTACTGTTTTGGTGTGGTGATCCAAGAACACACGAAGACGCATTAGAACATCTAGACTATAGTCTGAACAGCTATTGGGGTGGTTATAAAATTAAAAAGACCGACACTAGAAACAAATATGACATGCTTACTTGGGGCATGTTAAAGGTCGGAAGTTTTGATATTGTTCCTGAACCAGAATACGATACGGTAAAAAATTATGTTATCAGATAGTGCAGAGCTTGTTGAAATTAAACAAAAGTACAACAAGTACTTTCATATCAATTGGAACTTGACCAACAAGTGTAACTTCAGCTGTGCATACTGTCACCCTTATAACTACGAAGGCAGTAGTCCTGCTTTTGATTTAGACACTTACAAAAACTTTGTAACACGAGTAAAAAGTTATCTCAACGAAGATGAAGAACTAGTAATAAGTTTTACAGGCGGAGAGCCTACAGCATTGCCTGTGTTTGATGACTTTTTAACTTGGCTAGTAGAAGAGAAAGTACAAGTTGGTCTAACAACAAACGGAAGTAAAAGTCTTAAGTTTTGGGAAAAGCACAAGGAAAGTTTTCGTTGGGTAAGTTTTAGTTTCCACAGTGAAAAAACAAACCTAAGACATTGTGTAAATGTAATTGATACACTTTGGCCTCATACGCTATTGGGTGTGCGTATTATGATGCACCCACAACAGGTATACTTTGACAAGTGTATAGAATTTTTTAACATACTAAAAACAGAACCTTACATGGGACAATTTTTTGTTGAGAAGGTTCCTATTGTTGCAGATTGGCTTACAGAAAAAGAACGCCCGCATGTCTATACAAAACAACAACAAGCACAGATAGATGAAAAACAAAGTTTTAAACGCAGAAGTGCTAATCCTAATGTAAACTATGAACAATATACAATGCCTATTGATGCTACTGCAATTTATAAACTAAAGGATGGTAGATACAAAGAGGAAACTATATTTGATACAAACGGACTGTACAGTGCAAAACAAAACAAGTTTAAAGGCTGGAATTGCTATGCAGGTATCGACGGATTGTTTGTTAACGAACTAGGATTAATAAGTGGAGCCGCATGTTTGCCTGAGGGCAAAGATGAGAACGGTACTATAAGGTGGCTTGGTAAAATAGATAATATGAAGCACTTTAGAATGAGAACAGATCCCTACATTTGTCAAAAAACAGAATGTTTTTGTAACACAGATTTGATACTAAGCAAGTTTAAAGAGGCAGTAGCAGTATGAAAAAGTTATTACACATACCAAACTGTTGGCATGAACAAATTGCAAACGCATACGATTTAGAATTAGTAACAGATAATCCTGATATTATTATACTACGTGATCCTTTTGATAGAGCTGTAGAAGCTACAGTAGATTTGTTGGACAGCGGAGGTGAAACCAATGGTTTGACATTTGAAGAATTATTGTTTCAAGACAACAATATATATTCAAAAGCATTGAGAATCACAACTGGAACAGCAGATGAGCTGAAACAGAAAATGTTCGAGTTTGTTTGGTTAAGCAGTTATATCGTTTGGCCTAGAATAACAGGTGAACTGCACCCCAAGGAGCAGACCAAACCACTTGAAAGATTTAATTTGACCAGCACAAGTAAAAAATTAAGTGATTATCTTTCTGTGCCACATCAGCAGTTAAATGTCAATCAAAGATTTACTAGTAGTGATTTAGGTACAGCTCTACGTGGAGACTTTCAACTTGCTAACAGTATGGATTATGATCTCGTAAGAAAATTAAAAATATACACAGACAAAGGAAGATACTATGAGTAATGTTATTGTTTTCCCACATTGTCCTAAAACTGGCGGAACCACGCTTAAAGAACGCTACAGCAATCAAAACGAATCGTTTGCAATAACAGATTTAAATCACAATGTCAATAATAAAACCAAAGTGATATTTGGACATAATGTAAAAATTGGATATTACGAAAACGTTCTCAAAAATAACTGTGTATACATCACATGTTTACGCAATCCTGTAAGCAGAATAATGAGCATGTATAACTTTTATAGAACACAAATCCTTTATATGAATCCAGATAGTCCAGACATTGACTTCTATCTTTGGTTCATAAACAAAGATGTTATTAGACCTATGTCTGTAGTCAAACAGTACGAATACTTTTTATATCAGCATGCTGATCATGTAAGCTGGTTTGAAGATAAAACACTAGCAGATCCTTTTCGTTCGAATGATATGTATCTCAATAGTGTACTATCCTGGGACGTTGAAGCAGATAAAAGTTCTGTAGACAACAATAAATTAGAAGACCGTATAAAACACAAACAACAAGTTGAACAACAGAATATGAATGTAACTTGGGATAGAGTAGTAAATAATTTTGACCATGTATTTTTTCAACATGAAGATATTGTTGATATCTTTGATAACCTATTAGTAAAGTATGACATACAAATGCAAGTATGGAAAGAAATGATCATAACCAACGAAACAAAACATGATTTAGAAAAACATAATTTAGAATATGTAAACTTTTACAACTTAGACGACGACTTAAAGTATCTTGTTGAGCTTGATCTAAAAGCTGATATTGACTTTTACAATAGATGCGAGGAAAAATGGAAACGCTAGCAGTATTTCATATACTTAAAAACGGAGGTACAACTCTAGTAGATAGATACAAGCATAATGATAATTTTGTTTATCAGCGTATTCCTAGTGAAATCATATACAATTATCAAAGTATCACACAGCAAAGTTATCATGTTAACATGTGTGATCGTGCAACACCCAGTGTAATATTTGGACACGGTGTTACATTTGCATGGGATAAACTCTTGCAAAATCCTGTAAAGTATGCTACTATACTAAGAGATCCAATAAAACGTATGATGAGTGCGTATAATTATTTTAGATTAGAAATGATTAACGTACACAATCATGCATCTAATATTGATTTTGTTACGTGGCTTATAAATTGTGATAGAATGTTACCAACTCCTACATTTGCACAATATCAACAGTTTAGTACACAAGTTTCTTTGAGAGAAGATTATGGAAGACACATTGACGGAGAATTAGAATATGAACTATACAGTACTGCTATTGAAAACGTTCAACGGCTAGACCACATACTTTTTATAGAGGATAATTATATAGAGAAGTTCGACAAAGTAGCTAAAACATATGATGTAACACCAGATGATGCTGTAACACATCAACACGATACAGTAGTTCAGTTGCGTGAACGAAAAGAACAGTATGTCAAGTACAGTGACTTAGACGTAGTTGCACAAGACTTACTGTTACAAACTGTACAAAGAGATCAACAGTTTTACGATTATTGCAAGGAAGAATTTGCATGAGAGATTATTATAGTCCAAAAAGAACTTATGTTGGACAATATACTCATGACAAACACAATACCTATTTTGAACACGGACTAGGTTACTATAATGTTCCACTTACTGGCAAGTGTGCTGGAGAGTTTGATCACAATACTGTAACTGGTATTGCTGTAAAGACTTGGGAGCATGGTGAAACTTATGTAGGACAATACTTGTTGAATAAGAAACAAGGATTAGGTCTACATGTTTGGCCCACTGGTGCTAGATACTATGGAGAGTTTCACAACAACAAACCTTGTGGGTACGGTATATTAGAAACAGCCCACAAAGGTGTAAAATTTATAGGTCGAGTTGATGGCATGATAGCAGAGCCACGAGAAGGGCAATGGTATCTCAACGACAAACCTTGTGGACTTGATGAAGCTGACATCGACGGGGTTGGTTGTAGAACACTAAAAGACGGCACAGTTGTAAACGCTGTGGGCGAACGCACAGAAAAATTCACTGACAAAAATGGTGAAATAGTTACAAGACATACAGAAAAGAATATAGTAACTGAAACTAGATATATAGAACCTTACAATTTTATGTACGGAAAAAGAGATACAACACACTATGGTGATTGGATAAGAACATACACAGGACACTTTTTAAGTGGCAGGTACCATGGTAGATCTCAAGTTCAACAGCTGGGTACTCCAGACTATGAAAGCAATTGGATACTAGGTGATCCAGTACAGTTTGAAACATATAGCAGTGTAGCATTTGACGAAGCTAGTAATTATACAAGAAGTATAGAACGTAGAATGACAAGACGCTATTGTGCAATTTATGATTTAGCAGTTAGCCATTTGTTACGTACAAACCCAATTTACAATAAACAAGATGATTTTACTATTGTAGAGTTTGGAGTTGGTAAAGGTGAACACTTACAGTTTTTACAAAAGTTATTTCCAAGAGCTACAATAATAGGTGTTGACAATTTATCTAGTTTTAGTATTGCAAAAAATGAACTAGAGAAACAACAAATAGATGACATAAAAATTGCAAAAAGAATTCCTGGTATCCATTTAGAACTAGAACAAGACTGTTATGATCCACAAGTAATTAAACGTCTGACAGAAAAATATGGTCCGATAGATTTAGCAATCCATGATGCAACACATACAAGTGATGCATGGAACAAACTAGGAGCAATACGAAATGGACTACACCCCAATCGAGGCTTGTTGATATCTGAGGAGATGTGTTGTAACAATGACGCTACAGATAAAGACAGTGTGGACTGGCATCAAATAGAACTAGCAAAAGATCAAATGTGGAGAATATGGGATTTACGTCCATTGAGTTTTCATACTCACACAAATAGTTTTATAGGCGTATGGTCTCCTGCTCCAAAACAGTTTCATGCAGGAGCATTAAGTTTGTATGAGATATACAAAGACGGGGAGAAGCAGTATGGATAGACATCGTATTCCAAGAATAAAAGATAGTTTGCAATTTTTAAAAGAATCAGGGTGTCACATTGAATATTGTTTAGATATCGGAGTACATTCAGGAACTCCGTGGTTACAGTATAGTTTTCCTAAAGCACATTATGTTTTGATTGAACCAGATACAAATCACAACAAAGCTATACATGAAAACTATAAAAACTATAGCTATGAACTTATAAATGTAGCAGTTGGCAAAACTAATCAAACACAAGCAAGTTTAAGTTGTGTACACGAAGGCAAAACTTTCGCTATAAAGTCTGATATTGTTGAACTGGATAGTTTGAAAATAGTACCACCAAGTAATAGTTTGTGTAAGATAGATGTTGACGGATATGAGTTACAAGTAATAGAAGGTGGTAATAATACATTGGCTAACTTTGATATTCTTATAATAGAAAGTCAACTAAAAGATTTACATCATATTATATTTGAATGTGAACATACACTAAACTTCGGTCTATGGGATATTGTAAACATGGACTATGAATATGGAAACCTACATCAAGTAGACTTAATTTTTAAAAAGAATAACTTTATACTAAATCCTGTTGATGGTTACTTGGATTATCAATTCTTTCGGCAAGGAAGCGAATTGCAATGAGAGTAACTAAAAAAATGCTGAGAAACGGATACAGCGGTCCTGGTGAACTTGACAATGCAGTTGCAGAGTTTACTGATGGAAAACGCAACGGTTTAGGTGTGGACGATTCGGTGGCTGGCGAATATAAAGATGACAAGTTACATGGTTATGCTATTAGTAACATTACTAAAAACATCAACAGATATGAAGATGGCGTAATTGCTGAACAACTGGTCACAAGATATATGAATGGTGACATATGGGTTGGTACAAATGACGTTGGCATACTAATAAGACTAGACGGAACAACCAGCTCAGCAAAACCTGTATATGTTGAAAATCCAGTTTATTTTATAAATCAAGACAAACAATTTAAACGCATAAGCATGGTAGATTTAAAAATGCGTGAGATTGATTTTAGAGGTTGGTATTGTCCAATTTACAAAGCTAACTTTAGCATTAATCCTGTTGGTGAAATTTGTAGTGGTGTGTGTGCTAACATCAGACATGTATCAAAGTTTGATCCGCATTGGAAAACTTTGGACAAGTTAGTACTAAAAGAAAATACAATGTGTAAACTAAAAGCATGCTTTTGTGATGCTGATCTACTACAGCCCAAAGCACGAACCAAAGAGCTTTACGATTATTTCAATGAACACAATCAATTTGATGAACACCAATTAGAAGAACTACCTGTAGCCACAGACGATGACGAAATACTTGCAATGGGCAGAGGTAGTATGATGATGAGTGAAATACATTTTCATATTGGCTTACGCTGTAACTATGATTGTGCATATTGTCCAGGTCCAGTATATGATGAAACAGGCAAACTACAAAGTGGTGTGCATGACAATTCAAGTCCGCATATGAGTGTGGAAGAATTTAAACATGGGCTAACACTGCTTGACCCTCATGTACCTCCAAAGCCTAATCGCAGAGTATATATTACAGGAGGCGAGCCAACACTTAATCCAAAAATAAAAGATCTAGTACAAGTATGTTTGGACATGGGGTTTGAACCTAGAATAAGTACAAACGGAACAGGCAGTGAAAAGAAGTACAGAGAACTACTTGACATGGATGTGTATTTAGAATTTAGTTTTCATGTAGAATTTACTATAGATAAAGTAATACAAAAAGTTACAAATCTTATCAAAGACTATGATCCAGTAAAAATTACTGTAAAATGTATGAGTTTTGAAGATACACCTTTTGCACAAAAAGTGCAATACATTATACCCAAAGACAAAGATATATTTTATTATCCGATCTATGGTAGAGATATTGAACACAAATATTACTATGATAGATCAGAACAAGAAAAAGAACAAGCAGAGGTGCAGTTTAATGATTAGAGAAGATATAAAAAAACTAAACAGACCTCATTGGGCAGGATTGCTTGCTAGAGTAGAGAAGATAGAATCAGGATATGTTAACTTGGATAGAAATGAAAACCAAGACGAAGTATTGTGTGGTCATATACAAAAAGCAATCAAACATTTCTTAGATTTATCCAGCTCAATGAAGTATGAAGATTATTATAGATACTATGAGATATTTGCAGATTACTACAACACTACCATGGACAACATATTGATAACAGGTGGGTGTGACGAAGCAATACGCTTGACATTTGAAGCAACACTAGATAAATCCAAAAAGTTTTTAACTATATCGCCCACTTACAGAGGCAGTGTAACAAATGCTATAGATCTGACAGATAATATAATTGAATGCAGTGAAGACGAAGATGACATCACTGCTAGTATTGAACAACACAGACCAGATGTATTTTATATTTGTTCACCTAATAATCCAAGTGGTAAAGTCTACAGTGCAAAGTTTTTGGATTATATTTGCGGAGCATATCCAAACATGACTGTGCTAATTGATAATACGTACAGACATTTTTGTACAGAAGATTATTTTGAATTGTGCAATTATGAAAATTGTTTATTAGCATTTAGTTATAGTAAAAGTTGGGGATTAGCAGGTGCTAGACTGGGCATACTACAAGGACATGCAAATACAATTAGTGAAATCACAAAGATAAGACCAATAATGAGTGTAAGCAGTATTACACTTAGACTTGCAGAATACTTGCACAAACATCATTACATAGTAGAAAAGAGCCTAGAACGCAACAGAGAAGGCATCGAGTTTGCACATAAATATTTTAGTAATTGTAAAATATATAGCGAGCCAACGATTAATCATGTTGTGTTTGAGCCAACTGAAGATATAATCAGTAGATTAGATTCTCAAAAGATACTGTATGGCAAAGCACCAGAATTTAGTAGCACAGCTATTAGATTAACTACGTTGCCCAAGGATCAGTTTGAGAAACTTATATGTTTAAATACCTCCAAATAGAAACAACAACATTTTGTAATGCAACATGTTGGTTTTGTCCAAATCATTTAGTTCCAAAAGAACACATGGAACTTGATTTAATCTATAAAATTATAGATGATACCAGAGACATGGGCATAACGTACAGACCATTTGGATTGGGTGAGCCATTGGTTGATACAAGACTGCCAGACATAGCAAGATATATTAAAGAAGATCCTACAGCTAAAGTAGAACTTAACAGTAATGGTGAACCCATGACACTGAAAACAGAACGAAAGATTGCTCCGTTTGTTGATATAATACGTTTTAGTGTAGATGGTTTTAGTAAAAAAACTTTTGATGAAACCAGAGGTATTAGTTTTGATAGAGTATATGAAAACGTAACTAGATTTGTAGACAATCATCCTGAGATCGACTGTGAAGTAAGAATGATCAACTTACCAGATACAAAAGCAGAACAAGAAGCATTCAAAGACTATTGGAATAATGTTAGACCAGGTTGTGCAAAAATTACAGAACTGTATCAACACCCTTGGGAAGACCAAACCAAAAGTTTAAACTTGCCTTGTAAGAAAGTTGAAGACGAAGCATTCATATACATAGACGGAACAATGTATTTGTGTCCATGGGACTTTGGCAAACGCAATCCTGTTGGTCGAGTAGACATGCAAACAAGTCCTGTAGATGTATGGAACAATCATCTTTACAACAAATACAAAGGATTACTCAAGGAGGGCAAACGCTGTGACATCGAACTATGTAGCAGATGTAGTGCAGTCTTCACCTGATATAGTTCCAGTTGGAAAACCTAAAGGTTGGAAGCCCAAAGGATTTAATCAAGATGACAGTCAACTTACAGCAGATGCTAAAAATTTAAATGGTAGGTACTGCGGACATTTTTTCAATAGAGCAGAAATAAGTGCATATGGCGGAGTGTTTATGTGTTGTCCGTATTGGTTGCCTGTAGTTATTGGTGACCTAAATGTGCAAACTATGGAAGAGATATGGAACGGACCTAAAGCACAAGAGGTAAGAAATCAATTGTGGGACGGTAGAAACTGGCCCATGTGCAAACACAATACCTGTCCAAAAATACACAACGATGAACTTGTTGTTATAGATGAGATATCAAAGAGACGTAATAATGGTAACCCAAAAGACGGTGCATATCATAACTTAACTGAATATGAACTAAACGCTATTAGTACTCGAAGCACAGTAGCAGAATATCTACCACATGATATACAAATTGGTTCAGATGAAAGCTGTAATTTATATTGTCCAAGTTGTAGAAATGAAAAAATACTACATGCAAAAGGCAATGCTTACAACAAAAGAAAACACCTAACTGATAAATTGTTTGAAGAAATAATGAATGCACCAAAAGATTATTGGTTTGACCTTTGGATTACAGGTGGCGGAGATCCTTTTGGTAGTAAAATTTTCAGAGAACGTTTACAAGGTATGGACTTAACTGATAGACCAAATACCTACTTGCATTTTCAAACCAACGGAGTTATGCTTACGCCCAAAACTTGGGATAGTATACAGAGAGTTCAACGCAATGTCAAGAGCATGATTTTTAGTTTTGATGCTGGTAGAAAAGATACATATGAAAAGGAAACAAGACTAGGCGGACATTGGGATCAATTGGTAAGCAATGTTGATTATGTTTATTCACAGATGGGTAACTTTGAAAATCACGTAGCAGGCAACCAAGACTTGAGTATTACACATAACTTTGTAGTACAAACTTGTAACTACAAAGAGATTCCAGAGTTTATACAAATGGTAAAAGATAGATGGTGGAGTGATACAAAACCCTGTAGAGCAACTTTTAGTTTGATACTACAATGGGGACACATGTCAGATTTTGAACAACGTGCTATTTGGAAACCCACACACCCAGAACACAAAGATTTTTTACGTGTGCTACGAGATCCAAGAGTTATAGATAATAGTAAAATGTGCCATTTTGGTAACATGGGCACACTAGTTAAACAGGCTAATGCATGATTCTAATCGTTGGTTGTAGTTTCAGCAGTGGCTGGTTTTCATACAAAAATAAAACTGAAACACTACACAATGACTACTGTTGGTATGACGAACTTGATCAACCATACGAAGTTTACAGTCATCCAGGTGGAGGTATAATGGCATATGGTCAATGCTTACAACACATTGATCTCAGCAAGTATAGCAAAATACTCATACAGGAAACATTCACTCCAAGAATAGTTATACAACGACAGTTGGAATACACAGTTGTACGTAATGGTGTATACCAATGGACAATTGATAATTATTTCAATAACAATATTCATGCTTGGAATAATGTACAAAACAAACTGGAAGAACATTTCAAATTTGACTGGCAAAAAGGAATAAGTGATTGGTTTATAGCATTAAATGAACGGGATAGTTGGGATTATCTAAACAGTGCAAGTGCAAGTCATTTGGATTTATTAGCTAGTCAAACAAGTTTGCCCACATATAGTTTTAGCTTAACTGGAGTTAAATACCCATATAAATATATTAAATATCTAAATGTAAATCCTGAGAATTTATTTTACAAGTTGGATTTGCACAATCCGGATTTACATTTTACTCACAAAGGCAATACTGTATTAGGACAGATGATAAAAAATGAACTACCGTAAAACAGCTTTAGTATGTGGTTGTAGCTTCACCGCAGGTTCCTACAGTTGGGATCCTGAGTATATACAATACAATGAAGTACTACAAAGTGATGGCACTACTGTTAAACAAGACAATGGATTAGGCAGAGAACGATTGGACATTAATGGAGGTTGGGTTGAACATTTGGATCCACAAGACCATTACACAGTATATGCTATCAGTGGCGGAGGTATCGCACAGCATGCCACAGTAGTTGAACACTACTACCAAACAAATCAGCTAGCAGATTTTGATTATATTGTTGTACAATGTACTTGGGAACCAAGACTAACTTGGAATACACCAGGTACTATTGAAGAATGTTTTTGGTACGAACATGACTTACAAGCTGAAAACATTGATATGTATCAAGGCAAAGGCACCAGCAAAAACTTTAATTTTTTAAATGCTGGCAACAAAGCCAACCTCGGTGGCAACTTTAATGATTATCCAGACTATCAGAAGAAACTTTTTGATAGTATGACCAATACAAACGTAGTTCAGTCGTGTGCAACTCTAATAGATGAGAGATGTAAACAAACTGATACACAATTGTTTTACTTTCCTTGGGCTGACTGTGGTCCAGAACACAATTTAAAATTTGAAAATGGCACACGACTACAGTTTCCATATCCTTGGGGAGTTGGTACAGGTACTATGGATATATTTTTAAAAGAAAAATATCACGTGTTTGGTCCAATCGATACAGCAATTAGTAGAGATGGAAGTGATACTTTTATTGGACACTTTAATCGAGAAGGAAATCGTGTAATAGGTGAACGTGTACGCAAAGAGTTGGATCAATACCTATGAAAATACTAGTGCTTGCAAATACAACTGAATGGCTAGAACGTTTGCCCAAAGAACATGAATACGGTGTTTACACAATTGCTTATGGAAACTACTTGAACTATTATGAGCTCTTGACATGGTTACGAATTCATAATATAATTAAACAGTACGAGTATATACTAGTAGAGTCATCATCAACACCAAATTTATGTTTCTATAAACGTACTTGGGTTAATAATTTAATACGTTCACAGAAGGATAATTTTGAATATTGCAGTGCTGACATTAATTTTTTAGTATGGTCAACAGATGTATTTGATACTGCTCAAGGTGATCAAATACAACATAAGTATGACATGCAATTGACCAGACCACAAATAGACTATCTACAAAAATTAGTTGTAAATAATTCAATCGATGCAATAATGAAAGGTAGTCAAATTAGGTTAGAGAGATATTTAAAAAGATTGAACATAGAATATAATTTAATAACGGATGTAAACAATGAAAATATTAATATTTGGTCTGCCAGGTAGTGGTAAAACTACACTAGCAAAACCATTTGCAGAACTAATCGGCGGTATACACATTAATGCTGATACAATAAGAAAAAAATATGACGATTGGGACTTTAGTCCTGATGGACGTATTAGACAAGCACAACGTATGCGACACTTGGCTGATGGAGTAGAGATGGCTGGCAAAATTGCAGTTGCTGACTTTGTGTGCCCCACCGAACAAGCACGTAAAGAATTTGCACCCGACTATACAGTTTGGATGGATACAATTAATGCAGGTAGATTTGCCGACACAAATGCTATATTTGAAAATCCTCCAAACTGCGATTATCATGTAGGCAAATGGTTTACAGATACACCAGCACAATTAATGCCAGTAGTACAACGTTGGATGGAGAAAAATAATGTTTGATTGGAAGAAACCCACTGCACAAATGCTTGGACGTTGGCAACCTTGGCATGATGGACATACTGAATTGTTCAAACGCATACTAGCAGAACACGGACAAGTTTGTATTATGATACGAGATGTATGTGGTGCAGATGCTGGTATGGGAAACACAGACAACCCGTTTGATTATCGTACAGTAAAGAAAAATATCATAGCAGGGTTGGAAGAACATGGTTATAAATGTGGTATTGAATATGAAGTTTTAAGTGTTCCTAATATTGTAGACATCAGCTATGGCAGAGGTGTAGGATACACATTTACTGAGCATGACTTGGATAAAGATATTCAAGCTATAAGTGCGACAAAGATTCGTGCTGAAATGAGAGCTAAAGGCGAACTATGATAAGTTGGGGTTGGACAGGTATGGCACATGATGCTAGTTTAGCAGTGTTTGATAACAAGCAACTGATGTTTGCCTCTCATGCCGAACGTTACAGCAGAATAAAAAATGACAAGCATCTTAATCGTGGTATACTTATAGATGCATTGTACCATGGTGAGCCTGATGAAATATTCTTTTATGAAAGACCTTGGTTAAAGAAAACAAGACAGTTGTACGCTGGACAGTATAATTTACTTACAAAACCTTCTCCAAGAAGTGTGCTTGGTGAATTGTATACTAATCCACCACGTGTACGCACAACAACGCATCATCACAGTCATGCCGCCGGAGGTTATTTTACCAGTCCGTTTGATGATGCTGTGATACTGTGCATAGACAGTATAGGTGAATGGGAAACAATTAGCATATGGACAGGTGAAGGTAATCAATTAAAGAAACTATGGAGTCAAAGTTATCCTAATAGTATAGGCATATGGTACAGTGGTATGACACAGCGTATAGGCTTAAAGCCACAAGAACATGAATATATATTAATGGGTATGGCGGCTGTAGGTGATCCCAACACATATTATGATCTAATTAAAAATGATTTTATATTAAAGATGCCCACAATGCAAGACGGTAAAACTGTATTTTTACGCAACTGTCACAGAGGTTGTATGAATTGGCAACCTTTACTAAACAGTGTACAAAATTATGCTGATATAGCCGCGGCGACTCAGCGTATATACGAAGAAATATTTCTAGGACTAATAAGACACACAGCATACTTGACCAATGGTCGTAAAAAGAATCTGGTACTTACCGGAGGTTGTGTATTGAACTGTGTTGCAAATCCAATTGCACATACACATTTTGATAACGTATGGATCATGCCCAATCCAGGTGATGCTGGCAGTGCAATTGGTTGTGTGCTTGCTCACAAAAGCGAACACATAGAGTGGCCCGGACCATATTTGGGACACAATATACAAGGAGAATATCCAGTTGAAAAAGTTATACATGAACTACAAACCAACAAAATTACTGCCGTTGCGGCAGGTAGGGCTGAGTTTGGTCCTCGGGCTCTCGGCAACCGTAGTATTCTTGCTGATCCCCGCGGAGATGATGTCAAGTCGCTTGTTAACAGTATTAAACACAGAGAGTCATTCAGACCATTTGCGCCAGCAATCCTTGAAGAACATGCGTCAGATTATTTCGACGGCTTCACAGGTCCGTACATGCAATACACAGCAACGTGTAAAGACCCTGCTTCGTTTCCAGCAATCATCCACTACGATGACACAAGCAGAGTTCAGACAGTATCTAAAGACAATAATACAGGATTCAGAAAACTGCTAGAACGTTGGTATGAACTAACAGGTTGTCCCATGCTATTGAATACAAGTTTAAACATCAAAGGTGAGCCATTGGTTAATAGTTTAGCTGACGCCGAGCGTTGGAGCGAACAATACGGAGTAGAAGTTTGCACACCCTCGGTATAGTAGGAGGCGGTCGTTGGGCTAAAATAATTCAACGTGTTGCCAAAAACAATAGAATACAAACACAAATCTACAGTCGCAATCCTGACTTACCCACAGTGACTAAGTTAGAAGATTTGCGTAGCGGTTACTGTTGGATAGCCAATCAACCTGACGATCATTTTACAAGTGTAGTACACTGTTTGTCGTTGGATAAACATGTTCTAGTAGAAAAGCCAATAGTAAGAACTGTACTAGAACACAACAAGCTAGTGAAACTTGCCAAACAACTTAACCTAAATTTAATTGTTGGCTTGGAATTAGAATATAGTAATACAATAAATGATATCGCAAGTCAAGTAGAAAATCCTAAAAAGATTGAAATAGTATGGAATAGTAAAAATAATACTCAACGGCATGGCGAACAATATGTAAGCGATCCTACAATTAGTGTATTTGAAGATATTACACCTCATGTACTAACAGTATTACGCAAGATTGTCAAGAGCGAAACGGCAGTATTAAAAACAATTATACACAATGAAACTGGTATTGAATATACAATGCAGTTTGGTGATGCAAGCGTTGATGTTACACTAAAGCGTGATGTAGAAAATACCAGAACTATAACTGTAGATGGTGTTGAATATGATTTCAGTACTGATGATGGTAAAAGTTTAGATAGACAATTGGAAGCATTTTACCGAGGCGATACAGTAAACAGTGCAGAGAACACCATCTGGATTACACGATTTATTGAAAAAGGCTGTCGACAACTAATACCACAACACCACGACATAGTTAGATTCAATGATACATTTACTGCTAAAGAAATAGTAGCGTTATACACCAGCAAATCAATTATTGATTGTGGACTTGCTGTGAGTAGATATGATCCTCAATTGATGATTGCTGTAGAACAAATATACACAATTATAAAATGTTACAGTGCCGATCCATTTGTTACACAACAATATATACAACAACAATTAAATGTCAATCGAAAAAGATTAATTCAATTGAATCAAGTTATAAAAAACACAGAGTTTATTCAAACTTGTATTACAGATGACATACGCAATCAACAGTACTGGCACAACACTATTATACCTCTGAGTCAGAGTGGTACAATCCGTAATGTGCTCAATAATGAATACAGTTATCCGCACAGGGTAGGACTACACATTGGACAAAGCTGTATGTTTTGGTGTAGTTTTTGTGGTCGCAACATGGATACAAATGCCGCTTACAAAAAGACTGAACTAAAAGCTACAACACCTGACATTGTAAATCTGATAAAAACAGCCCCCAACGATGATCCCTATAGGTTTTATTTGAGTGGAGGATTGGAAACACTTACTAATCCTGACTTGATGAAATTGATTAGTGCAGGTTATGACAGAGGCTTTAAGTTTAGTCTGTATACAAATGGATTTATGCTTACTGAAAAGTTTGTTGAAGCTAATCAAGACTTGTTTAAACTTGAAGTATTGCGTATAAGTTTATATGGAAGCAATCAACAGGTATATGAACAAATAACCAAACATAAAAAAGGATTTGAACGTGTTAAACAAAATGCAATTGACTTCTTACGCTATAAGAAAAAACACAATAAAAAACTAAGGTTTGGATTTAATTATATTATTTTACCAGGATTAGAACAAGACTTTTTAGAAGTAATTGATCTAATAGAAGAAATAAATCGCACAGCAGGTGATCAAATTGATTTTATTACACTCAGAGAAAACTTTCAAACGCCCAATGAACTGGATACGTTTGGTGATAGAACAAAAATAAAACAAGTATTCGCAGAGGTTGAAAAACGTAGAAACAGTGAGCATTTAAACCGTTTGCACATAGATTATGGTTATGCACTAAACGCATTAAGCAGAGGCATTGATGCTCCCACTATGCATTGTATTACAGAAGAACAGATGCTACCCAAAGGCTTTCCACAAGTAGACTTGGTAGTAGATGCATATGGTTTGGTTTATTTGTGCAGAGAAGCAGGGTTCTTAGACAGACCAGGTAATGATAGATACATAATTGGTAAGTTATCTGAAACTGACAGTTTAGAAAGTATAGTACGCAATTGGATACGCAACGGAAAACCTGTAGATATTCAAAAAGGTGATACAGAATTTATGGACAGCTATGAACACATAATTAGTTTGATGCTGAACCAATCGAACAGTGACCAACAACATGGCATACCAGAACAATTAGGGCCAATACTTGCAAAAGCACAAGCTACGGATACAGTCAGTGTGCAAGCATTTTATCAAGGAGATCCAAATGCCAAAGTCAATTGAAGACTATTGTCGCAATCTAACATACGGAACTGACACAGTATTTTGGTGCATGGGCGATGAAACAGTATTACCATTGACAATGAACTGGGTTGAAAACTGTAAACAGTTGGGTATAAATTTATTATATGTAGCATTGGATCTGCAGAGTTATCATGTTATGCAGAGCCGTGTGCCTACAGTACACATACCACAAGGCAACCACCATGTGTTTGTGTATAAATTTATTGTAGGACAACAGATCATGCAGTGTGGATTAAATTGGTTTTATACTGATGTTGATTGTGTAGCAAGACGAGATTTTACTGTTGGCATAAGAGAAATATTTAAAACAAAAACTGATATGGTGTGTCAAAGTGTAAAACAATATGCATGGTTAGGTGATCCAATTGATGCACACAGTGAATACAACTGTGGTACAGGTATGTTTGGTATGAGATGCAAAACAGAAAATATTGCAATATGTGAAACAGATTATCTATATGCAAACGGCTATGACAGTACCTGCCAAAAATTTGCCAACACACACCTAAAACATTTATCGAACAACTATATTACACTATTAGATCCTATACAGTTTCCCACTGGACATAACTTTGATATTAATGCTGACTGGAAAGTATTTCATGTAACTGGTAAGTATGCTTATGAGGATTGGGATAATACAAAAGAATACTTGGGTGATAGTGCTAAGATAGCAAGTTTAAAGCAGTTAGGACTTTGGTACCAATGACAATACTAGTAACAGGAGCCGCAGGCTTATTGGGCACAGAACTGTGTAGGCAACTGCTAGCACAAGGTGAAACTGTATATGCAGTTGATAACTTTTATACTGGTTCGAAATCAAATATAGAACAATTCAAAGGAAGAAATGGGTTTTACTTTGTTGAGCATGATATCAGAGATCCTTACCAATGGAACAATCCCATGGGCATGTTTGATCCACTCAAACAAGTGTATAATCTAGCTTGTCCAGCTAGTCCTGTACACTATCAAACAGATCCATGGAATACACTAATGACAAATATTGATGGTGTACGCAATATGCTTGAATTATGTAAACAACACAATTTAAGAATGTTACAAGCAAGTACCAGCGAAGTATATGGCGACCCACTTGAAAATCCACAAAATGAAAAATATTGGGGTAATGTAAATCCGTTAGGTCCACGTGCTTGTTATGATGAAGGCAAGCGTGTAGCAGAAACCATGTGTACTATTAGCAGTGTAGATACTTGTATTGCTAGAATATTCAATACATTTGGTCCACACATGGCATTGAATGATGGTAGAGCTGTTAGTAACTTTATTATACAAGCAATACAAAATCAACCAATTACTGTACACGGCGATGGCAAACAAACTAGAAGTTTTTGTTATGTAACTGACACTGTGAAAGGACTAATTGCTCTTATGAACAGTGATAACAAAGGACCAATTAATATTGGTAATATAAAAGAAGTAACACTACTACAACTAGCAAAAGAAATAATAGAACTAGCTGACAGCGACAGTGAAATTATCCATACAGACAGTGCAGTAGATGATCCACACCAACGTTGCCCAGATATATATCATGCAATAACTAAACTGGGTTGGGCACCCGATGTTGACAGACGAACTGGACTTAAATATACTATAGACTATGTGAGGAAACAACTATGCGATGGTTAATTAATTTTATATTATCACCTTGGCGCAAGTATAAACTATACAAGTGGCGTAAACAAAAAATAAAAGAATTAAAAGACAAAGATCCTTTTATATACGAGTAGTTGACAAACAGTTGAATGTTTGCTATAATAAAATAATTACGGAGTCTAATTTGTTAGATGTTGTACAAATCAGTTATCATGAAACGTTTGCTGATGATAACTTTGAGATATTAAAGATGTTTGCACCTCATGCCAAGCGTGTACAGGGTGTTGAAGGCATCTTTGCGGCACACAAAGCCGCGGCTGAAATAGCAGAGACCAGTCATTTTTATGTAATTGATGCTGATGCAGTTATGGACGAAGAGTTTAGTTTTAGATTTAAACCTGAATCAAACAAGTTTGTATATGAAACTGTACCAGAGACAGACTGTGTATTTGTGTGGCGTAGTCGAAATCCCATCAATGATTTATTATATGGCTATGGCGGAGCAAAACTGTTTCCTAGAAAGAAACTATTAGAAGCAGAGGATTGGAATGTAGATATGACCACTACAATAGGTTGTACATTTGTTCCCAAATTTCAAATTAGTAATATTACAGCATTCAACACCAGCGAGTTTGAAACTTGGAAAAGTGCTTTCAGAGAGTGTACCAAGTTAGCCAGTAGTATAATACCAAATGGTGATAGTATAGATAATATATATAGATTAAAAGTTTGGCAAGAGCGAGGTGCTAAAAGACCATATGGTGAGTATTGTATACTAGGTGCAAAACAAGGTGCTGACTTTGGCACAGCATATAGAAACAAACCACATGTACTTACTAAAATAAATGACTTTGATTGGTTAAAGGAAACATTCAATGACGCAGTCTAATAATGATTATAAAGATTTTAAAAATGTTCCAGATGATGAACAGTATAAGCTATATCATGAAAGAATTACTAAAGATTCTAAAGCTACTATGTCAGAGGATGGAACTCATATGGTTAATTCTGAGTTAGGAAAAAATCTACATTGGATGCATGGACTAGAAGAGTACTTGGAATATATTGACCACAAACAAAAGGAAAAATATCATGTATTAAAACGTGCAGTGATGTATGGAAATATATGGTATATAAAAGAAATAATCAGAGATGAAATTTATAGGGGCGACACAGACCTAACAGATGAATTTTTAAATATTATTCTTGCACACTACACAGGCTATGAACACATAAATCACAGAAAAGCACTACAGTATGTGGCTCACTGTATTGATAGTGACTATATAAGAAAAATTAGCAGTTGGGCTATAACTTGGCAGTATAGAGCTAACCTCAATGACCACTTTAGTAGAGGTCAAATGAAAAGTAAATTATGGCTATTAGAAGAAATGAAAAATATTATACCAAATCTTTATCTGGGCACAGTTGTACACTATGGTGGCTGGTATGCTACAGTAGCAAAACATTTATTTGAACAATTTAAAATAAGACAGTATTACAATTTAGAGCTTGATCCTGATTGCATAGAAATTGCAGATGCCTTTAACTATGAACAGTACTATGATAAATGGCGTTATAAAACTGTTGAAAAAGATTGTGGTGTTGTACAATACAATGCCAATGGTGAGTTTGATGTTGAAATTGAAAATGCAAACAAGCAAAAAATAGTAACTACTGTTAAACCTGACATTATAATTAACACAAGTTGTGAACACATGAATGAAGATTGGTTCCATAATTTACCTGATGGTATGTTGGTATGTTTGCAAACAAATGATTACTTTAGCAACGAACAGCATGTAAATTGTGTAAGCGGTATAAATGAAGCAAAAGCCAAGTACCCAATGAAAGAAGTGTTGTATGAAGGTGAGATAGATACACACTTATACAATAGGTTTATGTTAATAGGTGAAAAATGATAGAACAACTATCATTGCGTGAATTGCAAAAAGAATCAGCAAGGGCATTGGCTACAATGCAAGCAACAAATAATAACATACATATGTTTAATAAGAAAGCACATCATAATAGTCAATTATGGTACAGTGCAGTAATAGAATGGTATGTAAATACGTATGGAGATTTACCTAGCAAAATAAGTCCAGGTAAAGAAATCAAATTGATTATGGAGGATTAAATGTTATTTGAAAACTCACAAGATAATTGGGAGATTGATCTCCCGGAGAATATGAAAACCCTGGGATTGAAAATCAGTGGAGGTGCTGACAGTGCAATAGTTTGTTACATGGTTGCGAAGTATGTAACTGAAGAAAGACCTGACATAACCATTCATCCCATTACTGCGGTAGCAAGTACCAAACCATTTCAACAGATATTTGCAGACAAAGTATTACGCAAAGTAGAATCACTAACAGGCATTGAATTTGCACCGCACCAATATAGGACAATTGATAGTACTACAGTTGAAAACTATATCAATCAACAAGCAGATCTTGTCAATGATGTTTATGCAAGTCAAGGCTTGCAAAAGCATTTCTCTGGTTTAACTGCTAATCCAACAGCTGAAGACGCTCCTGAACTTTATGATGGTACGCATGCACTACCTGGCAGTTTTGGTCCAAATGATACTGACAGGAGTAAAGGTATAGAAAAGAAATCCAATACATTTAGACCTTTAATAAATGTTGACAAAAAAGGTGTTGCTGAACACTACGTTAGATTGAGTGTATTAGAAGAACTATTTCCATTGACCCGTAGTTGTGAAAAAGATAACGTGTATACATTTGAAGAACACTGCGGAGACTGTTGGTTTTGTAGAGAACGCAAATGGGGATTCGGAAGATTAATATAATTGAAACACTTAAAAGTAAAATTGAATTAAATCAATCCAGTGTTGTTAAGCAATTTAGATCATTAGTAATTGCAAATCCCAAGACTTGGCTAAAACATTATCAATCATTATGTGAACTTAATCCACACCTTGTTAAAGTATACAACATTAATGAACAAGGCACAGAGATTGTAATGGAAAATCTTGGCAAGATTATTACAATAGAAGACTTACTCAAAGATGCAAACTATTTTAAACT